ATTGGCAAATAAATTTAACGTCAGCCAAAGAACAATTAGTCTAATCGTTAGAAAAGAAACATACAAATGAGTTTAATTACGGTGGATTTTGAGACCTACTACACCAATACTGGACTGGGTTTCTCCAAGCAAACAACAGAAGAGTACATCCGTGACCCGCAGTTTGAGGTCATAGGTGTTGCTGTTCAGATAGATGCTGGCGACCCAGTTTGGTATTCAGGCGACCGTGAAACGCTACGCAAGTGGCTTGGGCAATTTGACTGGAAGAATAGCATGGTCATTGCCCACAACATGCTGTTTGACGGCGCAATTCTAAAGTGGCACTTTGGAATTACACCAATGGGGTATCTCGATACGCTGTCTATGGCGAGAGCCATACACGGTGTTGAAGTCGGTGGTTCACTGGCCAAACTAGCGTTGCGCTACCAAATAGGGGAGAAAGGTACAGAAGTTAATGACGCTATCAACAAGCGCCGTACCGACTTCACTCCCGATGACTTGGCGCAATATGGTCGGTACTGTGAGAATGACGTTAAGTTGACCTACGAGTTGTTCTGCCGCATGGCGCAAGGCTTTCCGATGGAGGAGTTAAAGCTCATCGACATGACTTTGCGTATGTACATCCATCCGATGCTGTGCATTGACCAAGACACACTGAAGGAACGTCTCGATGGGTTACAGAAAGAGAAATCAGAATTACTTTCTTCACTGATGGAGAAGCTTCAGTGCGAGACTGAGGAAGATGTACGTAAAAACTTGTCAAGCAATAGCAAGTTTGCAAAGATACTACAAGACCTTGGCATCGAAGTGCCGATGAAGGCCAGCCCCACGACTGGTAAGCAGATGCCTGCACTTGCCAAGAAGGACGAAGGGTTCATTGCCCTGACTGAGAGTGAAGATACTTTTATCCAACACTTGTGCGCTGTGCGCCTTGGAACGAAGTCAACACTAGAGGAGAAACGCATCGAGCGTTTCATGAAGATTGGGGAACGCAATAAGGGAATGATTCCCATCCCCCTGAAATACTATGGAGCGCATACAGGCAGATGGTCGGGTACTGACAAGATTAACTTTCAGAACTTACCGAGCCGCGATCCAAAGAAAAAGGCTTTAAAGAAAGCTATCGTGCCGCCTGATGGTTACGTCGTCATCAACTGTGACTCATCGCAGATCGAGGCGCGGGTTCTACCTTGGCTTGCGGGTCAAGATGATATTGTGAAACTCTTTGCTGATGGTGAAGATGTTTACTCTGTGTTCGCGTCTGCTGTATACGGGCGCAAGATTACCAAGAAAGATCCCATTGAGCGGTTCGTGGGCAAAACTTGTATTCTGGGCCTTGGCTACGGCACTGGGGCTTTAAAGTTACAGCACACACTGTCTACCACGCCGCCCGGTGTAAAACTCACCGAGGATGAATGTAAAGACTTGGTTGGCAAGTACCGTCAAATTAACGACAAGATCATCGAGCTATGGGCTGAGGCCGATCAGATGCTTGAAGAGATGATGAACTCAAAGATCACCGAGCCTAGGCCGTTCGGTAAACACGACTGCGTGTTCTACGACAACGAGGGGCTGATACTGCCCAATGGCTTTCGTATCCGATACACTAACCTACGCCGCGAGTACGAGGACGGTAAGTCCAAAGTAATGTATGACTCACGCAAGGGCAAGGTCTCCATTTGGGGTGGGGCTGTGGTTGAGAACGTGGTTCAAGCTCTAGCAAGGATCGTCGTGGGCACTCAAATGGTTGAGATCAACGAGAAGTATCGCGTTGCGCTAACCGTGCATGACGCGGCTGTTAATGTTGTTCCTGCGGATGAGGCTGACGAGGCTGTGGCTTTCATAACTGGCATCATGTCTAAAGCCCCCGAGTGGGCAACCGGCCTACCTGTCGCATGTGAAGCGGGCGTTGGCGCAACTTACGGAGACTGCTAATGGATCGCAAACACGAACTTTGGGCACGGACGAATGGCATCAACATCCAGTCACTACGGCTTCCCATACAGCAAACTCCCGCACAATATCAAGCAGAACAAAAGCGCAAGCAACAACTGTTTGCGGCTGACTACGCTACCGAGAAGGCGGCATCTAACCTAGTGAGCGAACTGCTTGACGAGAAGGGTTGGAGCTATGAGAAAGAAGTTAAAACAACAAGTGGTAAGGCAATCGACTTTGTTGTGACGGCTATGCACGAGGACCGTGAGATCAAGTTTGGCATAGAAGTTAAACGTCAGATGTCACCACACTACCCCAACGGCCTTGCCGCAACAACCCTTGCAGATCATTTAGAGCAAGCGGCGGCTTATGCGCGTGACCTGAACATGCCTGTATTCATAGGGCCAGTCCAAACAAACAAATCACCAAGCAGTATGTACACGGGCGGCAAGATGGTCGACTCGGTGTGCGCTTTAAATATCTTTGGTGGTCGTATGAATGTAGGCACGTTCGTTGTAGGCAACACTTGGCACGGCGATAAATTCTTCATGATCTTGCGTGGCGCTTCCTTTTACGAAAACGGATTCAACCCAAAGCGCTTAAATATGGTAACTTCTACTGGTTCTAAAAAGGAGCGCACAGATATATGAAAGCCAGTGAAATTAAGTGGTCGTACTCCGGCCTGAAGGACTTTGCAAATTGTCCAAAACAGTACCATGAAGTCAAGGTCTTAAAGAATTTTAAGAAGGAAGCTACAAAGCAAATGTTATACGGCACGGAGGTTCACTCTGCGCTGGAGAACTACGTCAAAGACGGTACGCCCCTCGCCAAGAACTATGAGCGGTTCAAATCTCAGCTCGACCCCCTGCGGGACATGGAGGGCACTAAATACCCCGAGCACGAGATGGCGCTAACCTACGATAAGAAGCCTTGCGCGTTCGATGCGCCTGACTATTGGGTGCGTGGTATCGCCGACTTGCTGGTTGTGCGGGATGATGTAGGTTTTATTGTTGACTACAAGACTGGGAGCAACCGCTACCCCGATCCCAAACAATTGCAGTTAATGGCTCTTATGGCATTTGAACACTTTCCGCAGCTCCAACACATCAATGCTGGCCTGTTGTTTGTTGCCCATAATCACTTTGTAACTTCTGAATATTCGAGAGACAATATAGCCTCGTACTGGGAAGATTTTTACTGGAATCTTGAGCGCTTGCGCTTGTCCCACGAGAATAATTCTTGGCAGGCTAACCCTACGCCCCTGTGCGGATGGTGTCCAGTAAAGACTTGTCAATTCCACAAGGGGTAATCATGCCTTATGTAAACAAACCTAGACCGTACAAAAAAGAGTACGAACAACAGAAGGCTCGAGGTGAGCACGAACGTCGCATGGAACGCCAGCGCGGACGCCGTTCAATCGACAAAACCGGCGCTGATACCAATGGAAATGGTAAGGCAGACCGCCGAGAAGGTAAGGATGTAGCGCACGTTCGCGCCTTAGACAAAGGCGGCTCAAACAAGGATGGCCTACGCATTCAAAGCGTTGCTAAAAATCGCTCGTTCCGGCGCGATTCAAAGGGAAATTTGGTCTCTGAGACCAGCAAAAAAGAACGCTCTAGGTGAAAGTACCTACGATTCCAACGAAAAAATTACTTGACTTATAAGGTTTTGGCCTCATAATTAAGTCAATCAAGGTTCAGTCGTTAGGCGTGAGTGGGCTGATGGGGGTTTGTTGCAGTTGCTGGCTTGTTTTCCCCCGTAAACCACGTCAGTTAGTCGGTGGGTACTCTCCTATGGACATACTTTCACCCACGACAGGACTAACCGGATGGGGGGCCGTGCCCCCCGTTCGTAACACACAATTTAGTTGAAAGGCAGTATGAATATAGTTGACAACACCGCACTGCGGTTCCATTGCTCTCATGACGTAGCAAAGCAAATTACTACGTACATCGACAAGAGTGAGCTGATTGGAGCTGAAGGCGGGCACTCTGAGGTGCTGATGTATTGGGGCATCAACGAGGTGCAAAAGCTCGTTCGCTTACTGCCTGACTCTAATAAGATTCCATCTCCCATTGAGCGTGACTACGAGTGGCCCGGAATGTTTACTCCGTTTGACCATCAACGCGACACTGCTCGATTCCTTACACTACACCGCCGCGCCTTTTGTTTCAACGAGGCCGGTACAGGCAAAACTTCTGCGGCTATTTGGGCGGCTGATTACCTAATGATTCACGGGTTAGTGAAACGTGTGTTGGTCGTTTGCCCCTTGTCAATCATGCAAAGCGCATGGCAAGCAGACTTGTTTAAGACAGTGATGCACCGCACTTGCGGTATAGCGCACGGATCAAAGCGCAAGAAAGTTATCAACGGAGGTTACGAGTTTGTAATCATCAATTACGACGGTGTTAACGCAGAGCGTCAAACAATCATGGATGGTGGTTTTGATCTCATCATCGTTGACGAAGCTAACGCCTACAAGAACCCAAGCACCGTGCGTTGGAAAAACCTTGCCAAGATAATTCGTCCCGACACGTATCTGTGGATGATGACCGGCACTCCTGCTTCTCAGTCACCCGAAGACGCATTTGGTTTGGCTAAGTTGGTCAACCCCAATAACATTCCCAAGTACAAGACGGCATGGAAAGATGCGGTCATGCAACAGATCACACGCTTCAAGTGGATACCCAAACCACACGCCAAGGGTCTTGTATTCAATGCCTTACAACCCGCGATCCGGTACGAGAAAGCACAATGCCTTGATTTGCCTGACCTGATGTATCAGACACGCGAAGTGCCACTCAGCGCCCAAGCCACAAGTTACTACAAAGAGTTGCGCAAAGAAATGCAGATCGAAGCGGCTGGCGAGACTATCAGCACAGTCAATGCGGCGGCGGCACTTACAAAGCTCTTGCAGTTATCAGGCGGCGCTGTTTATACAGATGACCACAACGTGATTGAGTTTGATATTTCACCGCGCTTGAACGTGCTTGGCGAAGTGGTTGATGAGGCATCGCACAAGGTGATCGTCTTTATTCCGTATCGCCACACAATCAAAGTGGTGCAGGACTATTTGACGAAGAACAATATCACAACAGAGATTATTTCAGGTGATGTTACAGCGTCAAACCGTGCCGCTATCTTTAACAAGTTCCAAACAACCGACACACCACGAGTGCTCTTGATTCAACCGCAAGCGGCATCGCACGGTGTTACGTTGACTGCGGCAGACACGATTGTGTTTTGGTCGCCTGTGATGTCCGTAGAAACTTATCTGCAATGCGTTGCGCGTATCGACCGCGTTGGACAGAAAAACAAAATGACTGTGATTCACCTTCAAGGGTCTGAGGTGGAGAAGCGCATGTACACAATGCTTCAGGGCAAAGTGGATTTGCACACTCAGTTGGTAGACCTGTACAAAGAGGAAATAGGAGAGACTGTATGACAGTAAACGATACAGAAGAGTTGGTGTCTGACTACCTTGAGATTCGCAGGATGCGCGAGTCGTTAAAGGCCAACTATGAATCTCAGGACGAAGAACTGAAAGACGCTATGGAGTCGATTAAAGAAGCGCTTTTGGCTATTTGCAATGAGAACAACCAAAACGGTTTCAAGACAGACAGCGGTACTGTTACGAGACAAGTTAAGGAAAGATATTTTTGCACTGACTGGGATAACTTTAGGAAGTTTGTCGAGACAGAAGGCTCGATTGATTTGCTTGAACGCCGTATCCATCAGCGCAACTTCAAAGAATTTATGTCCGAGCGAGTAGGAGATGGATTGCCGCCCGGTGTAAATGCCCTGCGTGAGTACGACATTGTTGTACGCAAGGCTTCTTCAACCAGTGAAACTTTAGTTTAATTTAATCAGGAAATATCATGAGTAACGAACTCGCAAACATTTTTCAAAACGCCGGTGGTCTGATGGAATTGGGCCTCGATGAGGACACCCTTGCCGTAGCCGGTAATGCCACAAAAGGCAACAAACGCATTTCTATTGAAGGTCGCGTATTCCGCAAGATCGTCGGTGGCAAAGAGCAGAGCGTCAACACTGACAACTCTATGAACGTCATCATCGTTAAGATGGCTCACGATGCGTCGCGCACCTTCTATAACTCTACCTACAAGAAGGGTGTGAAGTTGGCCCCTGCTTGCTGGTCAAATGACTCGAAGACACCTGACCCCGAGGTTAAATCTCCTTGTGCGGCAACTTGCGCTGAGTGCCCCAACTCAGTCAAGGGTTCAGGTCAAGGCGGTCAAGGCACTGCTTGCCGACTCTCATGGAGAGCCGCTGTTGTACTGCCTAACGATCCCGAGGGAGATGTGTATCAGATCGTGTTGCCAGCTACTTCTGCATTCGGCAAAGAAGAAGGCGGTAAGTGGCCCTTCCGTCCATACATTCAGATGCTTGCTAACAACAACGTGTCTGCTGGTCGTGTCGTAACTAAGATGCAGTTTGACATCAACTTCCCAGTACCCCGCTTACTGTTTTCTCCAGCTTCTGCTGTGCCTAATGAAATGCGCGATGCAATCGTGCGTCAAGGTAAGACTCCAGCCGCAGAAAACGCAATCAAGTTGTCTGTGTTTAAGACTGATGGTGTTGATGAAGTTGAAGCGCCTGCTCAACCACCCTCGTTCGCTGAAGCTGTTCCCGAGCCAGTGAAACGTGCATCTACAGCTAAAGCATCTGCTGAAGCGCCTGAAGATGTTAGCGACATCGTTAAAAAGTGGTCTAAGAAGTAATGGCCCGCACATACAGCCCCGAACTACTAAGCATTGTTGATACAACTGAGGGGGACAATGTGGGCATCACGCTTGCAAAGGCGTGTATCGAAGCCAACTTGCCTGCCGCATACGTGTCAGCAATCCTCGGTGTATCACGCATGGGTATTCATGCGTGGTTTCGGGGCGGGTATGTACGCAGTGGTCGTCGTGAAAAAATCAGACTATTCTTAGAACTTCTAAAGGAGGACACCGAAGCGGGACTCTTGCCAGCCAAGAATCTCAAAGAAGCCCGTACATACACCGAGAACATTCTCGGTCGCGCAGTTACGCAAGCTTCTAAAAAGTCGGGCTAATAACCCATATTGTTTACAGGCGAGGCCGGTCCTCGCCTTTATTGTCTCTGCGATTATGAACGAACAATTTTTTGATAAGGTATTGCCAACGCAGGGCAACATTTGTGTAGTCGGAATCAAGGGTGACTCAGTGCGCCCCAAATTCTCTGAGTACCTTAGTGAAGCGATTGACTTCATGAAGGACTTTGATGCTGGTGACTTCAACACATTTTTTGCGCTTGGGACATTTGAGGGGTATCAACGCAAGGCGAGTGCGTGTATTTTTATGCGCTCATTCTTTGTTGACCTAGACTGCGGCCCTGACAAGCCGTATGCGGCATGGGAAGATGGACTGATAGGACTGCACAAGTTTTTATCTGCCACTGAACTGCCTAAACCGATCATTGTAAATTCCGGTAATGGTATTCATGCGTACTGGCCTTTTACAAGTGATGTGCCAACTGATATTTGGAAACCGTACGCTGAAAAGTTTAAACAGTATTGTTTAGACAACGGCCTCATGATTGATGAGGTAGTTACGGCAGATGCCGCAAGGATTCTTAGAGTCCCCGGCAGTCGCAACTTGAAACGCGCCCCATTACCAGTCGAAGTAATACAAGACGCTGAACCTACAAACTTTGAAGACTGGGAAGACCTGCTTGGTAAAGTTGAAAAAGCGTTTGACTTGAGCCAAGTTGAAAAGGGTCTTGATGATGAGACCCAAGCGCTGTTTGACAAGATGAACGGCAATTATGAATACGTCTTCCAAAAGCTTGCGGAGGATAGCTTAGAAGGAGTAGGCTGTGGACAAATTAAATACATTCTCGAAAACGCGGCTAGTTGTCCAGAGCCGCTGTGGTACGCTGGATTATCTGTCGCCTCAAGGTGTGTTGATGGCAACACTGCCATACATCTCATGTCGGAAGACCACCCCGACTACTCAAGGGACGAAACGGAACGAAAAGCAGAGCAGTCAAGAAGCGAAGCCGCTTGGGCACACAGTTGCGATGCCTTTGAACGCGAGAACCGGTCTGGATGCGCTGGATGCCCACACAAAGGAAAACTCGGAAAGTCAGGGCCTATTGCACTTGCCCGATCCATCAAACTCGCAGTTGAATACACCGAATCCTCTGACGGAACTTCTAGCGATGAAGGAGACGAAGCCCCGAATGAAGCGGAGCCAACTGGGGCCAAAAAGGATCCCAAAAACCTCTTAGTCTTTCCTGAGTTTCTTAAGCCATTCTTCCGTCCAATCAACGGCGGTGTGTACTTTCAACCCCCACCACGTATGAACAAGGATGGTAAGAAAGTCCAAGACCCACCCGAAATGCTGACACCGAATGATGTGTACCCTATTCAACGGCTGTTCAGTCCCCATGATGGTGAGTGCCTTGTTATGCGCTTACATCTACCACGCGATGCGTCTCGCGAATTCATGCTACCCCTGAAAGACATCGGCGCATTAGACAAACTCAAGGCAACCCTGCTATCTAACGGCGTTGCATTTGAACCCTCGCTTGCTCCCAAGTTTGCAAGCTATCTAATGAAATGGACAAGTTATTTAATCAACACACAAAAGGCAGACATTATGCGTATTCAACAAGGCTGGACTGATGATCACGAATCATTTGTTTTAGGCACAAGCGAAATCTTTAAAGACGAAATTAGGCACTGCCCACCGTCACCAATGTCCAAGAACATTGTGCGCTACGTTAAGAAAAGCGGTACGTTTGACGGCTGGCTCAAGGCGGCTCGTATGCTCAACGACCCGGGCTATGAGTTCCATGCGTTTACATTACTCTGCGGATTCGCAACACCTTTGATGGAGTTTTCCAACGTCAACGGCATCGTGCTTTCTCTGCACGGTGAGTCTGGTGTGGGTAAGACAGGCGCTTTGTATTCGGCAATGAGCATTTGGGGATCGCCTGAGAGTTTGACTGTTAACGATGCTACACCCAATGCGCTAACACAGCGCATGATTACCTCTAAGAATATTACGTTTGGTCTTGATGAGCAGACTAACTTAGACGGCAAAGTAGCATCTGATGTGGTTTACAAAACTTCTGCTGGTCGCCCAAAGATTAGACTTCAAGCTTCATCAAACCAAGAACGTGAGTCAGAGTTTATCACCCGACTGATTGCAATCATCACAACAAACAACTCGTTGATTGACATCATTTCAACTTACAAGGCAAACACAAGCGCTGAAGAAATGCGTATCCTTGAGCCGTTCATGACTAGGCCCAACGTCCACGGTTATGAGCTGACGCTTGAACGCGGTAAAGAGATGTTTGATGCGTATCACTTTCACTACGGACACGCTGGTGAGCCATACGTACAAGAACTGTTGAAAGTTGGCAAGAAAGAGTTAACACGCCGTATTCACATTGAGTACATGAACGTTGCAGACAAGTATTCAAAGAGCGGTGAGTATCGCTACATCGCCAGTTTAATTGCCAACGTCTACACCGCCGAGCGCATCCTGCGTGAACTGGGCTGGTTTGAGTTTGACATGGTTCGTATCATGAACGTAGTTGGCGGTGCGTTCAACGACATCATCAGCGGTAAGCGCAAAGCTGACTCCAATACCCGTGAAGATGTTTTGGGTGACTTCATCAACAAGAACATTCAGAACATGTTGGTTGTAAACAACGGCAAAGTATCCACAGCGCCTCGTGGCCCTCTGTACATCAGGGCTGAAGTTGAGGAAAGCACGATCTTTGTATCTACTTCCGCGCTCAAAGCATACCTGCATGAGATCAAGCTAGGCATCAAAGAGTTTGAGACTAAGCTGACCGATGCTGGAGTTATGAAAGGCAAGTTGCGCAAACAGATGGCGGCTGGATGGTCTGACGCGGTTGGCAGTACAAACGTGCAAGCCTATGCGTTTGAAACTGACTTGACTCACTTGATTACGCCTAAACAAGAGAATGAGCAAGAAACTACCGAGTGAGGCGGCTCCACTTGATGAGCCTGAGTGGCTTTTCCCCTACGAGTACATGCTTGTGGGGGAGAGTTTCTTTATCCCAACTATGCGCCCTGCATACATGGGCTACATCATAGACACAACGTCTAAGAAAGTCGGAATAAAAATGAAGACCTTCACTTGCACCGAGAACGGCGTCCTCGGTGTTCGTGCTTGGCGTATGGGTTAGGGTTCAACACCCATCATTTCAAAGTCTTCTATGATCCCACGCTTGACTAAGTTCTGGAACTTGACAACATTCTTAACAGCTTCCGTGCGTTCTTTGGGAGTTAGGCCCGGCATACGGCGGTAAATGTTTGCCTCTTCCCGCAACTTTTTCAAGTCTTGGTTGATTACTTTGTTGTAGTGCTCAACTATGTATTCGTCCATTGGATTCTTCTCAACGTATCGGGCATACGCTTCTGGGTTTGAATCCTTAAACATGTTGAGTTTTTGTTGTTTAGACAAAATCTGTTTCTCAACCTCTGAGAACTGCCGTGCATCGTAGTTTGACGGTGCGCCAAAGAAGCTATCAAACAGCACGGTATCAGTCTTAGGATTGAATGCCTTTTCACCAGCCGCCAGCAGACCGTAGTTATATCCAGTTTGAGCCAAACGCATCAGTCCATCGCCGTAGTTATTGGCGAAGAAGTACATTGTGTTTGGACTCCAGTCCACCTTGCCGTCTGTGATTTCAGCCAAAGTACGTGCGGCAGACTTATACAACTCAGGGATGTTGTCGCCACCTGTGTAAGCATCGCCGTAGCGTGACTGACGGTTGTTATAGATCTCACGACCCAGACCATCAACGTTCATCACCCACTCAAGGAACGGACGCGCAACGGAAGGCGTTGCAGAATCCATCGCCCATGCTGGGAAGTTGTCTATCGGACTAATGCGCGAGACCGGCAGCGGCAAGAACGAATCCAAGCCTGTCACAACGATATTGCTCAGAGCATTCTTAACGGATGAGTTGCCTGTAGCCAACGCTGTAACCTGTGCGCCAGCGGATGCAAATGCGCCAAGGCCAAAACCCCAAGGAATTTGGATTGGTGTGTCCATTCCGGGAATATGGAAGCGGGCATAGCGTGACCAGCGGTTTGGATCATCAATAGCGGAGCGGTTGCGACCTAGATCATCATCGTCAGACAATGCCATAGACATCAGATAGATTGCACTGCCCATGCCAAGCAAGCCCAAGGTCATTGCAGTAGCGGCCTTCTTTTGCTCGTTGTATTTTTTCAAGAACTCAGCGCTAGCCACTTTGTCTTTTTGAATGTACTCAGGTAGTTCTTTTAAAGCTTCTTGTGGATCACGTAGCATTGGGCCTAATGTTTCAATAGCCCTGACAGCGCCAGTAGCGGCTGGACGGAAGAACATGAACGCCGCACCAGCGGCACGGCCCCACTCACCAACCTGTTCAAAGTTGGCAAGACCTTTAGCGTAACCAGCGGCTTTGACTTGTGCATCAGCAGGGGAAAGATTTTCTGCCAATGCCTGTGACTTGGCAACACGATACGCCGCAGTGCGGCTTGCCAATTCAAACATATCAGTGTAGATGTCAACAAACTTGTCGATCTGGTCCTTAGTCTTCAAGATGCCGGTACGGTCAAGCGACTTCTGCAATTCTTTAAACTGACCCTTAGAAGAAAGACCAGCAAGATATGACACTTTGCCGCCCTGCTCAATGAACTCAAGCATGTCGCGTACATAATCATTCTTCTTAGCCATCGCTCTGATTTGGTCAAACTTACCTGCCTCATACAGCGCGGCAACTTTGGCGGCACGGAACAAGCCACCGCTTGCTACATTTGTAGCAATAGCACCAAGGTATTGCGCCGAAGCTTTTGGACCCATCTCAACACCAATTGAGTATGCGTTAGTCAGAGCATCACGGAAGAAGTTAACTGGCGCAAACGCAATGTTGTAACGAGTGTGCATTTGACCCACACCGCTAGTGATGTGGTTCAGCATATCAATGATTGGTTGAGACTGCTCGTACGTGCGGCGAATAGCGTTACGTTGCGCCTTATCAAAAATCTCAATCACATCAATACTGCCATCCTTGTTGTAATGGAAAATGACGTTTTCTTTCTTCTCTTCGCCAATGTTCAGGTCTTTGTAACGATCTGCAAATGGAATTGTTTTGAAGATACGACCTTTGAGTAATTGATTGCCATCTTTATCTTTAGCCACAGCGTTTTTAATTGCAAGCGTCACATCCCTACGACCAGCACGCATAGCGGCACGCGTTGCATCAGTCAACGATTGAACAATAGAGTTATCGGAGTCAGTTTCACGACCTTCAAAAGAGTTCTGACCTTCTTGCAGTTCACGACCATTGCGTTTGCTGTTAAAATCAAGCGCGGCATCAGCATCGTTGGTGTACTTTTCTTTACCGGCAAAAGGCACATAGTTTTTCCAGCCGTAAAAGTCCACAATACTTTGCACGGGCGCTGACCAGTAGTTAGCCTCTTTGTTTAACTCTCTTGTTGCATCTTGCAACTTGCGCATAGCGGCAATAACTTTGTCTACTTCCTTTTTGTTAGGATCATTTTCATAAGAGTCGCGGAAGTTCTGAATGGACTTGGGTGTGTAACCACCGATGACGTTGTATTCTTCGTTGTTACGATCAACAGATTTATAACCATTTGGGCTTGAACCGGTTGGGTCTTTGTACTTAGCCACAACATTATCTAATGCAGTGCGGGCAGTTTCAATCTGAGTCTTGTTTAATGTGCCAGACAACACTTCATCCATGATGCGCTCACGGAACTCAGCGGGACTTAAGATTTCATTACCAATCTTCAAAATCTTGTCGTTGCTCAGTGGCACGTTCAACATGTACTTCACATCACGACGTTCACCCTCGTGCAGACCCATCAGGTATACATGTAAACGCTCGGTCGCTTCTTTAGAAGTCAAACCAGAAGCCTCGGCATACGCACCGATGGCACTCTGCATATCACTTGCAGGAGTATTGACTCTGGTCAGGTACAAGTCTTTGGCGCGAGAAGCGGCTAAGGCAATCTGCGTATAGATGTTGTTTAGTTTGCTTCCGCTATAAATAATCTTACCGGCACGGGTCAAACCATCTTCCCAGCTCTTGATCGCATAACGAGCATTTTGAAACTTAGTCACCAAGTTCATACCACCTTGACGTGTTGTGAACAGTTTGCGCAACGCATTAATACCGCTTGTCTCAGGCAGTTCATTACGTTTGATCGCTTCTTCTGTAGTAACGTCAACTTTAGCTGGAGCTTTTTGTGTGGTTGGTTTTTGTGTAGTGCCAGCGGCTTCTTTGGCTTTTGCAGACAACTCAGCTGCTTCACCAATTGTTTCTTTACCGGCAAGGCGCTCAATACCACCTTCAGGTGCGGCAAGAATATTTTGGAAAGCTGCGGCAGCTTCTAACAGCAAGTTACCTTTATAACCGGGGGAACGTAGAATTTCACGGCGTAGGTTTGTTACGCCACGCTCGTTGACCAATTCACCCTTCAGCGGAGGAATTTCAGCTACATCAGCTTCTTCAGGACTGTCAAACAAAGACTCAGGCGCAAGCGCTTCTTTTTCGGCGAGATCCAACTCTCGTTTTTCTTTTTGCTCTCTTGGTGCAATAGTCTTTTCTTTGGTAGCTTTCTGAGGAGTGCCGGTCTTCTCAGTTGGCATTAAAATCTTTTGGCGCGTTTGTTCTGGACGGAACAACTTGTACATGAACGCAAGAGTGCCTGTGAAGTAATCCCACAGGTTATCAAACATGCTGTCATACGAGCCTTCGCGCACACCGGTCTCACGCTCAAGCTGCAATTCTTCAGACTGCTCTTGCGTCTTTGCCGTAGCGTACGCTAGACGAGGAATCTGAATACCAGCTAGTTCGTTCTGGAACTCCATATCAGTCATCGCATAAGCAATGAACTCGTACAGGTTGTCAAACGCATTGGGGTACTTACTGCCGAGCTTGGCTTTGGCGGCGCTGGCAATATCAATCAGGCGTTCAACAGACGCCGCTACACGCGGGTCAAGTTTTGTTTTATCAGTGAAGAACTGATGAATGATCTTTACAGTAGCGGCATGGGTTAGCTCGTGCAAGATCGTAGCTTCATCCAAACCGTATGGACCAACATACAAAGTATTTGTGTTGGCGTCGTACTTGGCAATTTGCTCATGTATCATGTTCTTATCGAACACAACATTTACTTTGAGGTCGGCAATGTTGGATAAAGTACCAGCCAATGTGCGGAAAACGCCCATTGCAACTGAATCACGAATATTAACAACGCCACGCCGCAAAACCGTCTTACCATTAACTCCTGTAAACGGTACTAGATCGTAGCCGCGCTTAAGCTTCAGACCATGCCCTTGTGTACTCAAATACTCCAGTACAGATTTAATGTCACCCCGCGCAAGCTTCTTCAGAATATCAAGCGGCAGCACCTGCCCTTTACCAGCAGGTTGTGATTTACGCGCACGTTCACCAGCGGCAAGCATTTCTTGTGTTGCACGGCTTTCCGCGGCTTGCAAACCTTCACGCGAAGTTTGTTCCGATAGATCTTTTTGAATTTGTTTCTTTACGGCACGGAACGCCATGTCTAACTCAAGAGGAGAATCTTTTTTGTTAAAAGCTGCGTAGGCTTTACGAGCTTCTGTAGACAAATCGCCCCAAATAGGAAACTCATACGAAAGCCCAGTCTTTTGACTGAATGCGCTACGTTGTTGGTTGTAACTTCTACGCGCTTTGGTCTCGCCCACAAACGGAGCTTTAACCATTAATGGAGTTCCGTCTTCATTAAACAGAGGTTCATTCGTTTTTTTGTCACGTACTTGGTATGTTTCAACTTCGCTTTTTTGTGACTCGCGATAGTCAGCTAAATCTTTAACCGCTCTATCGTGTTCTGTTTGATCATTTCGTTTAATGTTGTCGCGGAAATAAACAAGGCGTTCATCATTGCCTAGTTCTTTATAAGCGGGTAGCGGCTCTTCGCCTTTTTCAAGCTTAGAGTTGTAGTCTTGACGAGTTTCTTCATACAAGTCACGTTCTTCTTGTGATGGGAAGTAGCCTTGTTCTTCTTTTAATTCTTGACCGGCAATGTCCTGCTCACCCATAGCAGAGAGTGGTTTGCCTTGGCGTTCTTTTTCAAACGCGTAAGCTTTACGGATACGCTGACCAAAGTCTTGCTGTAATTCACCATCACGTTGCGTTAAACCATAACGCTGACCAAGTTCGGCAAGTTGCGCGGCATCCTGTTTGTCTTTTTCAATTTGTGCTTTAGTACGACGCGCTGAACCGGCTGAAGGAAGACCATCATCCCCAAAGAGTTTATTGATTAAGTCTTCATCTTCTTGGATGGCAGTCTTTACTGTTGGGGCTGCGGGTGGTTTTTGTCCTTGCGCTTCTGTTTGCTGGGCTTGAGGGGTTTGAGTGCCAAGTGGTGCTCCTGCTGATTGAGTAGTTTTACGACGTAGTTGTTCGTCTTTTAAAAGTTTATATTCAACATCATCACCACCAAACATCATTTGGTCGGTTAGCTTGTCATTTAAGTCTTTGTCTGTAAGCGCGCGTACTTGAGCTTCTGTGGCTATTGGAGCGGGCTTTGTTCCTTTTCCTTCAGCAGTGCCTGTAACATCCGCTCCAGTAGAAACCACTCCATTTCGTTGAGCTTCTCCAGCTCCTGCGGTGGGGGGAACGATGACGGCTGGTTGTGTAGATAACGCAGTGCTCGCTCCAGCTGTTTCACCGAGAGTTCCTGTAGCATCTTCCGCTCCCTTCGGGCTGATCGTGGATAACGCATCGTCAATACTCACTTTAAGTTTTGCGTTTGAATTGCGCTTATTAGTAAGTTTGTTTTGCTCACCTTTTGTGAGGCTCATGCCACGCGACTCTAACTCTTTGATCTCAGCATCGCGCTTGTCATACTCAGCTTGCATCGCCATGATCTTTGGATCGCGCTGTACTTCAGCTATGTCTACTGGTGGCGTTTCAATCACAGTGCCGGGCGCAACTTCTTCAAACTCAGTGCCAACAATTGAAGGCTTACCTTTTTTCTCAGGTTCAGTCTTAACTTCTTCTGTGATGGCGGTTTCTGCTTCTTGCTTCTGCTGTTCCTCTTCGCGTTGCTTAAGCGCTTCTTGTCTTAATACTTCATCACGTATTTGTTGATCTGATTGACGGCCACCAACGATGCCAGTTACCCCGCCCATGCCAGCCGCACCAATTGATGCCATAGCCGCAGTTTCGCCTAAGCCTGAAGTTAGGTCACGATCAAGGCCAGCGGTGCGGGCCGCAATGTTTTGCGCAAGGCGACCACCAACTTCTTCCACGTTCTCGCTTGGAAGTTCTTTAAGCGCACCAGCAACACCGCCACGTATAATACCCTTGCCTGTTTTCTCACCAGCAAGTACACGTTCAAGCGCACTGCCACCGGGCAAGAAACGATTAGCTAAAACAGATAAGCCATAACCTGTAACACCAGCAGCACGGGCTAAATTAATTGTCTCAGCCGCAGCTTGTTCAGCGGGCATTCTCTTAGACAACTCTGCATAGATCTCGTCGTATGAGCCAGCGCCAATGTCTGCGCCTTGTTGCACTGCACCAGTCTGAACAGCGGCAGTTGTACCAGATTTAATAGCGGCTTTCTTAGCGGCGGCTTCAGCGGCTTCTTTTGCCGTGCCTTTAGCAAGCTCTTTGGCTAGAACACTACCAGAAGTAAGCGCGGCTGTACCGCCACCTGTGATAGCGGCAGGGATAATCTGTGGAAGTTGCTCAGCTAAAAATGATGTCAACAGCGCTGGATCAGAAACAGTCTCACCAAAAGCTGCTTTAAATGCGGCAAGTTGACCTTCTTTTTCTGCTTGCGCGACCTTCTCAGAGCGAGCCTTTTCACGAGCCAGCAGTGACTGCGACTTTAGGCTTTTTGCATATTCTTCAAGTTCTTGACCAGCGCCCAATGCGCCCGTCTTAGAGAAGTCGCCTGTGGCTAGGCCATAGAGTTGGCCGGGAAGTTGAACAAGACTGCCAATACCGCCAAGACCAGCAGCACCAATATCGGTAAATGCTTCACCAAAAGTACGTTCTGGAATCTTAGGCGCGGCAGGTTTAGAAGCGGGCCTTTGCCCCTGCATGTGGGTTGTGTATGCCCACTGCCACGCTGTATTCTCATCCGGCGCTTCAACTTCGTATTTAGCGCCTTCAACGTTTACAGCAAATTTAGCCATTATCCAACCCTTGTAACAGCACCTTTTGGTGGAGGAGGAATATTAACAGTTCCGCCGCCCGCAGTGGGCAACATTTTTGCAATTCTTTCGTTTAGTGCATCAACCGCTGCTTGAGCTTTTTCTTGTATCTTAGGATCAGTTGACATATACAGCAAGCGTTCCTGCATGGAGCGTTGGTCTACCAACTTTTTATAGTCAGGATTCTTGCTTAAAGTATCTTGCCACTTACGTTCTTCTTGCGCCAAGAATTGTTGTTGCTGCTGTTGACGACGCAATCTTTTTTCTTCTAATTGCGCTGCGGCAGACTGAGCGGAAGCAGCGGCAGCGGCGGCTGAAGCATCGCGCCTTGCTTGAGCTGCAATATTTGCAGACTGTTCACGGCTTCTAGCGTTCTCTTTTGTATTAAGCAAACTTGTACCAGACTGCTCTGCTGAACGCTGTTCAGCAATAAGATCTTTAACGGCTTCTTTGCCAGCCGCCACGTCTTTGTAACGACCTTCAATTCTGGCCTTGTCAATCTCGGAGTTAAGTTTGTTAAGCTCATCAAGAAACTTAAGGTCTTCAGCGTCGTAGTTCTGTTTACCAGATATAGCACCAACAGCCATATTCTGAAGAACACCTGCAATGCCGCCTTTGGTAGGCTTACCGGCAGACATTAACGCATCAATCCATAGCGGTTGACGGCTACCTTGGATTTCTTTAATCCTTGCTTCGCGGGCAGAGGCGCGGTCCTGCGCAGGTTTTAACAGCGCATCCAAGCCCATAAATTCTTTGTTTTGCTCCATAGCTTTCTTACGAATAGCTTCTGGGTCTTTAGCTAGAGCTTCCATAATGCTTTTTTGAAGCGCTGCTTCCAGAGGATTTGTAGGTTCAGTAGCGGGCTTAGCTGGCGCGGCTGGAGCAGCTGGCGCATTAACGTTTGCAGTGGGTGGGCGAGGCGCAGCGGGAGGTTTTGGAGCAGGCGCGGCTGGAGCGCCGGGACCTGTAGGAGTTACATCAAGTTTACCTAAACGTGGATCGTTAGCCATTGTGGTGCGACCACCACGTACTGATTTTGAATCTAGGGGAACATCTGAAGCCGGAGTTGGTTTATCTTGAGCAGTCCCTTCTTTAGCGCGAATATACCGATCATAGAACGGAGTCATAGTGTCCGAACTTTGGTTGCCGGGGGTTAACGCGGGGCTTAAATAGTCAACCTTTGCGCCCAATGCACGCAGTGGACGAATGAGTGCCGTATCAGCTGCGCCAGCTAAACCACGAGGAATCAAACTCGTAATATCTGCAAGGGCGGCCATACTTTTACCAGCGTACTCACCACCGGTTTGTCCCAATGTTCTAGCAAGGGCATCAATTTTTTCTCTGTCGGCTTTGCGTTGGGCTTCAAGTTCTTCTTCAGTAGGAACCTTGCTTTGGTCTTTACCGTTAAACGCAACAATGCCGCCCCCTGCGTAATATTGGCCAAGGTTAGACATAAGTTGGTCGATACTGCCACCACCCGCCGCCATAACGGGCTGACCTTGCATTTGACCTTGTTGAGGAGCTTGGGCCATCTGGGGAGCCATCTGCGCTTGTTGCTGCATACCGCCTAACATCTGACGTAGCTTTTCTACAACGGATTGTTGAGCACCGCCCGCTTGCATAGCTTGTTGGCTTTGTGCACTGTTACGCAACTCAGCGATCTTTTGAAGCGCCATGGCTTCTTCCAAGTCAGGAGGGATTTCACCCGGTGGCTGACCCTGTTGTGCCTTCTGCACCTTAGCCTGCAAGGGTTGGGGATTACCCTTATATGTATCTACAAGTTGGTCTATTCCGCCGTTCATATCAATCCCTTATGGTTTTTTAGGGCCAAGACCCAAAGAATTTAACAAGCTAGCTACGCTACCCGCGCCCGTCATCACATTTGCAAACGTACTAGGTTGAGCGGTGTTAATGTTCTGCGCAGCCAATGGTAAACCGCTAAGCAACGATTGTTGGAACTGAACCATCTTGTAGGGGTTTGCCCTAGCTTCTTCAAACGCTGCTTTATCAGCTGCGATACCTTCGGCTTCAATACCACGTTCTTGTTGGCCAGCGGCAAGTTGCTGTTGCAGGTTACGCAGTCCAAGATCAGCGCCAGAGATACCCAAGTTGCCCTGAGTTTGAGCCGCTGACAAAGCTGTGTTAAGTCCTGCCATACCTTGCTGTGCGCCAAACTGACGTGACTGTTCTTGTTGTCTAGCCGCTTCCATAGCGGCGTTGATGTTGCCTTGACCAGCAGTAAGTCCAGCTTGTTGATTAGCCAAAGCCGCCTGTAGACCTTGTGCGCCAGCAGTTGTAGCACCTTGAAGACCAAGGTTAGCACCAAATTGACGGGAGGCTTCACCAGCTTGCTGTCCTGCAAGACCATACTGAGCCGCAGACTGAGCACCTGTCATAGCTTGTTGTTGGTTGAACTGACGAGCCGCCTCTTGAGCTTGCTGTGCAGACATACCGTACTGGGCCATCATCTGAGCGGCAGTCATAGACTGTCCAGCACCAAACTGCTTAGATTGCTCAGAAGCTTGCTGGGCTTGCATGTTACGGGCTTGGTCAGCGTTGTACTGACTCATAGCGTTTTGGAACGCTGTGTCATAACCCTTGCCTGTGATATTGGCTAAGTTAGTACCAAGGTTACGCTGACCTTCAGCAGTCAAAATAGCCGATCTACCACCACCAAACGCACCGGCCTTAGTCATAGCCGCTTTGTTTTGCTGCTCGGTAATATCAGCCTGACGACGTGCTTCAGCTAACTGTGGGCTAAGTGACTGCTGCAAGTACGGGTTCATGTACTGCTGGGCTTGCTCACCACCAAATGTGCCAGATGTAAAGGCAGTATTTTTATACTGATCAGGCGCTTTAAATTGGTTGGTAAAGTTTGTTGCAGCTGTTTGTGTAGGCGCTTGGAACTGATTGCCGAATGTAGCCGCTTGGTAAGGCGCAGGCGCTTGGAACGTAGACGACACATTACCAGCACTCAGTTGGTTGTACTGTGGAGCGCCAGAAGGTGTGTACGTCATGCCTTGGGCTTTACTGGCAATATCTCCAGCGGTTTGAGCGGCAGTGCCAATACTTCCGGGAACAGATAAATTAGCCGCAGTGCCAAACGCTTGCTGTTGTAGAGGTGAAGCACCAGCCGTTAGAGGGCCACCGTATTCTTGATACGGCATTTCAGACAGCGCCCGACCTTTGCCCAGCATGTCTGTTACGTACTCACCAGCCCAGTTAGACAGGTTGGATTCAGTGCCAGTCACACCTGCGTTAGCGGCAGTACCAACACCAGAAATACCACCAGTTTGGAAGCGCTGAACAGCGCCGCCATTGGCATAAGCTTTAGCTAAACCGCCGGGCATAAAACTATCGGGGTTGATCTCTTTACCTTGCTTTTTTGTGCCAGTACGAGCCTCACGGATTTTGTCCATCATGCTGTACAACTTTTGTGCACCTGCATCAGAATTGCCGTTACCCAAGTGAGATACAACATCCGCAGGAATAACAAACTCACCGTGGCTTAGTGCGGCAGGTTGATCGTCACCAATTTGTGCGGGGATTTCATCAGCCATACCGTCAGTTTGACCTTGTAAATATCTACCTTCAGTCATGCCACCTTCTGCGTAGGGTTTTGCATAAGATTCTTCGTTTAATACTGGCCCCGCTGGGTTGCGCAAACGCATTTCGTTCCCTCGGACTGGTTCAGGGTAATCATATTCACGCGGTGTTCGGGGCGTGTTTACAGCTTTCATCATGTCTCTTAACGCAACTGAAGACCCATCTGTGTCTGTTGCGGGACTACCGCCAGTAAGACCTCTGCCTACCAAAGAAGCTAGCCCGCCACCTACGGAAGCTGAACCTTGAGGCATAAAAGATACATCACCACCGTAACGAGTGCCGCCAGCACCGGGGCGACGACCGGCAGTAGGAGCGTTCACCATGTTTCGTGTTGCGGTGTAACGGGGAATACCGCCTTGGTATCCAGAAGGTGTAGATGAAGACTTGTTTCCGCCAAGCAGACCCGCTACGCCACCACCCAAAGCGCCAAGTTTAAGGAGGTCTAGCCCGCCCGAGCCGTCACCAAATAAAGATCTTAGGATACCGCTTAGCCCGCCTGCATCAGCAGTGCCGGGAAGAGTTCCACCATAAGTTGGGTCAAATACAGATTCACCCCCGCCACCCATAACTGGGGGAAGCGTGCCACCATACGTTGGGTCAAACACAGATTCATCATCCCCACCGGAACTAGGCAACGTATTTAAATTAATTAAATCATCCAAAGTCATATCATTTCCTTCGTGCGGTGTCTTCACCGGCGGGTGTTAAATCAATCTCTGACCCGAACAAATCTTCCATCAATTTTATATGGGCGTAAGGGTCTTGCATAGGGGCTTGTTGCGCTGGAGCTTGCTGTCCATACAAAAGTGCTAATAAACCCATCATATCCATACTGGATGAACTTGATGGGCGTGCGGAGGTTGTTGGAGCCTTGGCCGGTGCTTTAGGTGTAGCAGCAGGGGGAGTTGCGGTGACTGGCTCCGGTAATGGCAAAGTACCACCAAACGTTGGGTCAAACACATGCTCCTGTGTTTTGTCTCGGTTGCCTGTCATCACTAGCTCAGGAAGTTTTTCTGCTGGCGCAGGCGCTATGTATGGTTGCAGTGATTTAATAAATTCGTCTACGCCTGTAGGTTCTTGTTGAACCGTCATTTCTTCTTTAGGACGGCCTCCCTTTATCACTAGCTCTTCAAGCTTTTTCTCTGGAGTTGGTAAGGGGAGTTCACCTGCATTTTCAAGATTCCTGAGAATGTCTTCGGACATACCACGACCAACGGTATCGCGTTTGCCGGTGATAACCATCTCGTTGTCAGCGTTAATTAGGTTAAGTATTCCTTCGTTGCTCAGGCCACTATCCGATGGCTTATCTAGTGTGTTGATACCGATAGACTTTAAGAAGTCATCAGCTTCTTCTATTTGCGGTTCAGCAGTAAAAGATCTTGTAGTTGACGATGGCCCGTAAAGACTTTCAAGTTCACTGATTGCTCTTTGCGTATTTGCGTCTTCTTCGTCAATAGGAGTTTGTGACCGACTAATAGCTGTGTTAAGTCTATTTTCTATGAGTTGTGCTTGCTCTTCTGGGTCAAGAGGTGGTTCTGTCGATGGAGGTTCTGTTGATGGACTCAAACCGCTATCTTTTGGCGCTATGCTGCTCAAATACGGTAACAGAGCCAAAGGGTCGCCACTCTCGATAGCTTTAATTGCGCCAATAGTTTTAGAAGCATCTCTAAGATTAACGCCACCAATGTCGCTTACACCTGCCAAATTAGCGCCAGAAAATAGCATGGCAAGCGGATCTCCGCTCTTTACAGCACCCGCAAACCTAGCTGCATTGGCAACATCAGACATACCGCTAACACCCGCAAGGCCACCCATGCCCGCAAGGTTAGTAATGACACCAAGTGGGTTGCCCTGCTTCGCGGCAATAGCGGCGTTAGCAGCCATAGCAAAAGGTTGCAGGCCGGGAACAAACGATGCAAGTGTTAGCAAAGGCGCAATTTTCCCTATATCACTACTAGACGCGCCTTGCGTATAGAAAATTGGGTTTCCCTGAGCATCAAACTGGACGCCATAGCCAGTGTTTCCCTTACCCGCATAAGTTCCACCAAAAAAATTACCTGTCTGGCGCTCTGTATAGGTGTTGGGAACGGCTTGCCCCGTTTCTTTATTGCCAAAGGTTTGCTCAGTTACAGTCTGATAAATTGGATCACCCCAATCCTCGTACCCAACAACCTTTTTTACTTCTCTAGTTATGGGGCCAAATTGTTTAATGTCTGTGATACCAATGCCCGCAAGAATTCTAGCCATATCAGCCGCATTCTTTTCAGCCGAGCCATACCCTTCACCAGACCATTTACTGGTTAGACCTTGACCAAGAATTTGTTTTGTTAATGCTTCTGTATAGTCAGTTTTGGGCGCAGGCGCTTCTGCGGATTTTCCAACGGGCGCTGGTTGAGGCGCAGCAGGGGGTGCTAAAAGTTCAGGAGGAGGTTCAACGGGAATCTCAACGGGAGGCGCTATAGGAGCTCTTTCGATAGGCGCAGCTACAGGCGCAAATATATCAGGAGCAAACTGTTGCGCGTAATAATCAGGCTCTTGTACGGAAGCAGGTGTTGGAGTGGGTGTTGGCACTGGAACAGGGGCAGCTACAGGCGTAGGAGCGGGAGGATAAAAAATATTTGCCAACGCTTCGTTCTGCTCCATGGCATTACCGCCAAAGCCAGTGTCTTCAAAGTCCATGAAAAAGTTGTTTGGGCGTTCACGAATAGCCATGTTTAATCCTTAAGGCAAAGCCGACACAAATGTCATTGTGGCTACAACAGACGCTGTGGATGGTTTAGTTGGCAACGGAGTGGCAACGTAGTTTGGGATTGTCACATTAATACCATCCGTAGACCACCACACTTCCACGTAATCACCGGCATTCATTGATAGGAAATAGTTCCAACCTTTGATGTCATGCGACGGATCATTAACAGCTTTACGGGCTGGCATACCCACTTTACCTGTGGATCCAATAATGTCCGTGCCGTTTTGACGCAGCCAAAGAAAAACATCTTGCGGAGCATTATCTTCGTTCTCGATTTGAACGCTAAACTGCATGTTGTAAATACCGGCATTTGCCACCGTCATTTTGGTGGTATCTACTAACGATACTTCATTTGAGAAATCGGTTGTGTTAAAAAACAAAGCATATCCTGTTGCTGGTGCTAGTGCAATTTGCTTGCCTTCAACATCCGCCCCAGACAAATGCGCCGCAGCAGTTGTAGCTAAAGCGCCTCGCACACATCCTGTAAATGACGTAGCTGTTTTTCCTGTGTACGTTATGGTTTCATTGCCAATATAGAAAGCTTTAGGTTCGGCAACAGATGCGGTTGGGAAAGACGCTGTGGACACCACAGGAATAGTGGTAACTGCGTTATTAATGTTAGCTGTCAACGTTGTCTGAGAAAAACACGAAAACGCCCCGTACGGTAGTTCTACCCCAGCGCCACCAGAAGATGTTTGCAACTGCGCCAAAATAGCATCAAGCCTGTTGAAATACAAACGCAGAACGTTGTTAAGCTGATCAATATATTGGGGTGTGTACTGAACAGGAGCCAACGGCAGGTTAGGCGCGGCAACCTGATTTAATGCAAACTCTGACGTAACAATCATGAGTTACCTCTACGGCCATCTTGTTTGATGTCAATACGGGGGCTACCCAACTGCCACGCACAGCCAATCTGGTTAGACGACACCTGCATAATCATCTGACGGCCACGCACGCGAACGTAGACCTGCCCAGTAAACTGTTCAATCACAGAGGTAGATGTACGAGTCACTGTAGCGTCTGAGTTACCGCCCACGGAAATAGGATTGTTATAACCAGAGCCTGAGTTCTGCATTGGGATGAGCGTCATCACAACTTGTGGGTTAGCGGTATCAGAGCCACGGAACGTAATGTCTGGGAGCATCCTCCACACAAAACCAAAGTGATCGCCGTCATCAATATCAAATTCAGCGGAGCTAATGATGGCTTCAATTGGCAGAGTTGTGCCGGTCTCGTTATCGTCATTGCCTTGCTCGTGATTCACAAGGTTGTATGAATATGTTGCGGCAAGTGGGTAATCCCGCAAGCCAGAGTCAAGCCACGCAGTTCTTGCCATTGTGCCGTATGTCCACACATCTTCTTGGTAGTTGTAGGTAACGTAGCTGTCAATGGTAAATGAGTTAGCCGAGCAATAGAACCACCAGACTTCATTGAAGCCTTCGTTAGTCCCTGAGAAGACCTGTGACCACTGAGACAAGTTAATGTCTTGGAATATGTACTGACGCAGATCACAACGCAGTGTCTGCACACGGCCATCGTATTTGTAAAACTTATCTACGCCCATCCAGTAAATAACACCTGATGCAACCGAAACTGCGTTCTGACCAGCAAGGGAAATATTGTCCCCAAGAAGCTGAGTTGACCAAACCACGGGTGGGCCTTGGTATTGGAGAGAGTACAGCGCGGAGTCTGTAAACACCACAATCTCTTGGCGAGTCTGAATACAAGTAATGATTTCAGAACCGTGCGACAAACGAATACTACCGGACTGGTTAGTAGCCGAAGGAGTCCAGTCAGTTACAGATTCCTGATCTGACCAGCGGATCAACATTGGATCTTGGATTGTGCTACCCAGATCATTACACCCAAAAGCAAACACAAACCGGCTGATGTCAGATACAAAGATAAAGTTCTGAATTACTGGGCAGTTAGACGCATCACCTAGGTTGGTAATGTTGATACCCCGTGGGGAGAGACTCTGCGTTCCAGACTGAGTACCGCTTGTGTTAATAGCCGCACCACCGTAAGTCAAAGACAAGTTACAAGTTGTACCGCTGCTGTTAACCACATAGTAGACTGTGCTGACGTTTAAACCTGTTGGCAAAGCACCGGTCGTATTGAGCATGACCGCAGTGCCATCCCTTAGAGAAACTGTGGTTGTTAAAACAGCAGGAGATGCAATTGTGACGGAGAAGGTTGAATTGGATACACCAATCTGGGCAGTCCAGTAATAAATGCCACCACCTCTGGGGCCATAAATCAGATCTTCACCAAAGTTAGCCTGACTCCACAACTGAATGGTATTAACAGACGATGTACCAAAACCCCAAGTACCAGAACCCCAAGCGCCGCCACCCCAACCGGTTAGAGCAACAGCATAGGCCGGGCCAGTATGAATCTCATAAGACGCAGTGACCGTGGCTCCGCCACCGGGTGAGCCAGCAATAGCGGTAGCGTTAGGCGTTACTGAAATAACAATTGTGTAAGTATTGGCGTCAACAACAGTAACTTGGAAGTTCTGGTTTAACACTGCGGCAGTGACGTTCGTGCCACCACCGCCAATATCTGTAGCTCCGCTAAAGTTTACAAAGTCACCCGTGTAGCAGCCATGAGCCGTGTCGGTGACTGTGACTGTCGTAGAAGCTGTAAGCGCAAATGGGTTGTTGTTGATGACTGCGGATGCACGGATAGGCGTAATGTCGTAGTACGCACCGCCACTGGAAATATAAAACTTAAGATTAGTGCCAACACCGATCAGGTTATTCCCACCCAGTGTGATCCAGTTCCACAGAGAGCGGCAAACACCTTGGAAAACAGACGTAGAAATACGAACCCAACCACCGATCTTTTCTGGTGTCCCCTGACGAAAGCGCATCTTGTCGGAAACATACCAGCCGTTCTCGGATGTGTACCGGGTGTTTTCCTTGTTTACACCTGCTTTCAGGGTTAGTTTCTTTAATGGCATGGGCGATCCTAGGATAAAAACACGGCCCGCTCGTCTATACGGCGTTTCTGTAGCCCTTTGAGAATTTTACCCCCCGCCATGCAATATTTCAACAATTCTTCTGCCGCGCCCTCCATGTCACCACGAAGCACCTTTTGACGAAGTGTTGAACGCTGCAAAGTACCTAGCCCCACATTGAAGGCAAATGATACCAACGCATCAAACTGTCCTTGAGTAAGAGGCACAGGACAATAAGTAGCCACGCCTTTCTCAAACCTAGCAAGGTCTGCCCTAAGTATCGCATCTACTTCCTCCATTGAGTGTTTACGCATAGCCTCTGGGGGCGGCACAAAAGCGTCCCGCTGGTCTATCTTGAGCTTTCCCTGCTCTGGGAACATAACGTGCCCGACCCCCACAGTCCAGAGCTTGGCTGGGCATTTATAGGGATTCTGCCTCACGCCTTCGTGGTGACGGATCATGTGCAGGCACTTATCTGAAATCTTCATTTGCCAAACGCCCGGCCACCAAAGTGGAAAGCAATGATTGAAGCAAACAAGGCTTGGGTTTCAGAATCCCAGAGCATCTCGGCCAGCTCAGTAAACGGTACACCACGGCTCCAGCCGTAAGCAAACAGGCCAACGTCAATAAAAAACAACAAGAAGAAGAAACCGTAGGTAATAACTGGACGAACAGAAGCACGAAGGTTCTTCATCCACTGGCTGGTTCCTTCGTTTAAACTCATGTCATGGGCATAGATTGCCTGCATTTCTGCCTGTTGAGCACCGATCAAAATCTGCTTGGTGTTGGCTGCGCTTTCTGTTTCTAGCTGCTCAGACTTAATATGTTCAATGCGTTCTTGAGCTTCAAAGCCCGCTTTACGCAGTTCCAACTCACGGGTAATCTGCATCTGGGCTAGGTCTAGCTCGTGCTTCTTATCTGCTCGATCTTGGAAGAAGTCCAGAATCTTTGGCAGGCCGCCCATCAAGAATGAGATCAAGGTTGAGAGTAGTGTCAGCATTTAAAGTCCAATCATTCCAAGAAGTTTATCCACAATCTTTCCCGCCAACTCGTCTGGAAGGTACTGGAGCAAGCCAAGCACCCACCACGCCACGCACAGCCTGACAAAGACTTTGAGAAACATATCAAACTGTTTCTGGTACTCATTCACCGCCCACACCTTGACTTAGCGCACAGTTCGGCCATTTCGTTAATACCCCAGCCAATTGCGCCAAGGAGCATCACGATCACCACAATACCTACTGCCCATTCCATCTGCTCTTGCTCGGCTTCTTTGCGGCGCTTCTCTTCTTCCTTGGCCTGCCTTGCGGCTATGGCATCATCCCTGTCCATCTCAGCGGCTCTGGCTTTGATCTTGTTCCAGACGTCTATGTGACCAGTCTGCATATAGAGCATTTGAAGCTCGGCCTCCAGTTTGGCCGTATTCATCAACGCATTTTCTATCTGCATTGCCAAAGCAAAGTTGGACTTATTGCCCGACCGCTTGGCCTCAACCATCGCTTTGGTAGCCTGACTCTTGGCATCAAAGAGCCGACCGACCATAACCCCCAAGCCGCCTAAATCATTGGCAACTTGGCTTGCCTTCTTGACAAGTCCTATGGCTTTTTGCAAGCCTTCTAACGCCGTGACCGGATCTATTGGAATCATAAGTACAACTCAAAATCATTCCAGTAACCCAACGGCAGGGGCCGAAGCCCCTTTTATAGATTACTTGGGTTCTACATCAGACACAGCTGGCTGTGCTAAGGCTTGCTTTAGTAACTCAAAGAAGGCGTTTCTTCCTACTTGGAGCTGATCCACATTAAATCTTGCGGAGTCCAGTTTGCGATCTAAATCTGCGACATGATTCAGTAGCGCTTGCTGCTGGGGTGTCAAGTCTTCAAACTGATGTTCCACGCCGTCAATATTCACAGGGGTCTTTTCATTTTTTCCCATGATGTTTCCTTTGTATGCCACCAAGATCAGGTGGTGGCTTCCTGTTTAAACTGATGCGGCTTGCAGGGGGGCAAGGTCTTTGGTTTTACCAAGAACTTTATAACCGTATTTTTCAGATTGTCCACGGAAAATTCGTGAACGAAGGGTTTGGCCTGATATGCCAAGATGCTTTGCAAGGTCATTCATTGTTGTGTAAACCTTTCCTTGGTATTCCACAGATTTTGCCAGTAAAGAACGTTCGCCACTAATTTTTGCTACGACTTCTGGTCGTTTCATAGATGAATTGATTGACATTCCAAGCTTAGCTTCGGCAGACTGTTTAAAACCATACATAGGATTATCTTTACCGTAAAGGCCATAGCGTGGATGTTTTTCGCCACCTATTTTGCCTTTTACTTTTTCAGATATTTTGCGTTTTGCTTCATCTGTATGGTGGTAGCCTTTTGTGCCACCGCAACCGCCATCAGTTTTGTTTGCAAGGTTAATACCAAGCCTACGCAACTGGTCAATCCGCTCTTGCTCTGCTAGGAATACAAGCTCTTCATCATTAGACTCAGCAATCAATCGACCTTCATATCCAGCCTTATCGACAATACTTTTCCAGTGATTGTTACGCTTGTCTTTAGAGCGCACTCGACTACCACACCCTTTACCGACATAAAAGACGGTATTGGTGTCAAGCCGAATGTGCTCGTAGACGTAGAACATTACTGACCAGCGGCAATAGCGGCATTCAGCGGAGCAAGGTCTTGACCCTGCATGAAGTCTTTGGCGACCATAATTTCCAAGTGGGCCACGTTACGAGCAACACAGTCAGCCCAGTCTTCGGCAGTCATGCCTTCTGGTTGTCCTGCGTTTATCAGGTTTACGCTGTCCATGCAAGCAGAGTAATGCTTGGCAATTTGTTCTGCGGTGGGTTGTTCAATGATTTCAGACATTTTAGTTTCCTTTTAAAGTTGCGAGTTCTGCCTTCAGTTGTTCAACTTGGGCGGTTAGGGTTTTAATTGCTGACACAAAATATGGGTCAAGGTTGCGGTTGATGCCATAAATTTCATCTTCACCAACAATTGCTTTTTCTTCTAGTGAAGCAGTATGTTTGATAACTTGTGCTGGAAGAACAGTCATGTACTGTTGGGCTTTGAAACCAACTTCGTGTTTACCATTAACAATGTAATCAAACTCAAACGGGTCAAGCGCATTGACAACTTCCAAACCATTTGTTACTGGGATAAAGTTTTGTTTGATACGCTCGTCAGAAGTGGTTGACCAAGATGCTGAGTTATTGCCTTGATATACAGGGCCACCATTGGGGCTTATGAAACCGCTATTAGTGCCTTTACCACCAACACCAGCAGTTGCAATAGTTATCTCATGCACCACGTTTTGAACTGAAACATCAGCCCTACCAATGCAAATATTATTTGATCCAGTTCCAATTGAATACCCCGCCTGATAACCTAATGCTGTATTAGTCGCACCAGTTGTAGTGGTGTACATTGACTGATAACCAACAGCAGTGTTGTTAGATGCTGTGGTGTTAGATTGTAGGGTGTAATTGCCAATAGCAATGTTTGTGCTACCTGTTGTGTTGGACTTTAATGCGCCCGGCCCCATTGCAGTATTTTGACCACCAACTGTATTTGAATACAAAGGCGATTCAACAGAACCACTCCAGTAGGAGCCAACAGCCGTGTTTCCAGCACCAGTGGTATTGCTGTACAAAGCACTTGAACCTAGTGCCGTGTTTCCAGTACCAGTAGTATTGGCATAAGCCGCCTGATAACCTACAGCAGTGTTGCTTGATGCTGTGGTGTTGGCTTGAAGAGATTGTCTGCCAATTGCTGTGTTAAACGAACCTGTTGAATTAGCCAATAATGCGTCTACACCTAAACCAGCATTACTAGCACCTGTTGTGTTGCTATACAAAGCACCTGCACCAACGGCAGTATTAAGTGCGCCTGTCGTATTGCTGTACCCAGCCTGATAGCCTACAGCAGTGTTGGCTGATGCTGTGGTGTTGGACTGAAGTGCGGCCTGACCAACTGCTACGTTATTAGAGCCCGTGGTTGTTCCGTATCCCGCAAAAGCGCCATCAAAGGTGTTGAAATTACCAGACGTATTACTGTAACCAGCATACGGGCCAGTAAATGTATTCAATGTGCCTGTGTTGGAAAAGCCTGATTGAAATCCAAAAAACGAGTTGCTTGCACCTGTGTTGCTGTACCCTGCTTGATAACCTACGGCTGTGTTGTCGGAGGCGGTGGTGTTACCACGAAGTGCGGCATATCCAACTGCTGTGTTATTTGAGCCAGTGGTGTTAAGCCCAAGTGCGCCTTGAAGTACCCCATCAACACCCGAGCCAACAGCCGTATTAAAACTGCCAGTTGTGTTTGTAATCATTGCCAAGGGGCCAATAGCAATGTTGCTTGAACCCGAAGTATTAACCCAAAGTGTGTAAGGGCCGACACCTGTATTATTTGCGGCAGTATTGTCTTTAAGTGCTTGCCATCCTAGAGCCGTATTAGCAGATGAAGTGACATTTGCTCGCCCTGCTAAATAACCCAAATATGTGTGAGCAGTTCCAGTAGTGTTGCTGTACCCCGCCTGATAACCTACAGCAGTGTTGTTAGATGCTGTGGTGTTGGATGCCAAAGAAGATACACCAATTGCTGTATTGTTGACGCCAGAAGTATTGGAATACATCGAGCCTGAGCCTATTGCTGTATTGTAGTTGCCCGTATTTGTTCTTAATGCACTCCAGCCTAATGCAGTTGTTTCTGTTCCAGTAATGTTTGAGTAACTTGCCTGATAACCTACGGCAGTGTTGTATGAGGCTGTGGTGTTGGAGTAGAGAGCGCCAGCACCTACACCTGTGTTTTGAGCACCTGTTGTATTGAAATACATAGCATTCTGACCAACGGCTGAATTTACAGTTCCCGTGGTGTTTGAATACAAAGTTGCAATGCCAACGCCAGTATTCCAGTTGCCAGTTGTGTTGCTCAAAAGCGAATTTGCACCAACGGCAGTAAGACTAGAACCAGAACTGTTCGTTGCTAAAGCACTAGCACCAACAGCAGTATTGGTAGACACAGCACCAGCACCACGACCAACAGTTAGACCATAAATTACCGCATCGTAATACGTTGTAAATGCAGTTGAAGTTATGCTTACTTTTGTATTGAGCGCATTGTCTGTAATGTTAAAACCAGCTGTTGGCGCTTGCAAATACAAAGTGCTGTCAGAAGAACGATAACTAAAACCGACATTACCCGCACCAAATAAAGTTCCAGAACCAAATGTCAAATTGTTTGTAACCGACAAAGCCGTTCCGCTAAACGTCAAGTTAGCGGAATCAGTCTCAAGACCACCAGTGGTGGAATACACCACTCGACCAGAAGTCAGGCCGGTATTGGTAATGGATGAAAATACGCCCGCACCCGCAGTGTTACTGATCTTGATAAAGTCAGAGCCGTTCCATGCACAGACAGCAGACTCACCAGCAACGATGGTCACGCCCGTAGTCGGCCCGACACCTACCAACTTGACCGCAAAACCGCCTGTGGTGGCGTTAATAACCGTGTAAACCTTTGACTGCGCTGGGGCTGTCACGGTACGTAATGCTGTACGCGCGCCTGAGAAAAGCAGAATGGCTTGACGAGCCGTGTTCGCAGCGCCTGTGGTTGTGGTCAGTGTGACATCTGTATCAGTGCTGACGTTGGTCGTACCCGCAACAGAGGTATCAAGCAGGGATGTAATGCTGTTGTTTACAGTGTCACCCCATGTGCCGCTCAGTTCGCCCTGTACTGGCAGTGCCAGACCCAAGAGTGATGTGTATGCTGTAGTCATTCAATGCTCCTAATTCGTGTCGATTTGTGTCCACCCAGCACTCTGAGTGTCACTAACCTGTGTCCAGCCCGCAGACTGAACGTTGTTGATATTTTGCCAGTTTGCAGTCTGCGTGTCATCAATAATTTCCCACAAAGGCCGCCCCATTACTAAATCAGATATTGTCGCCAATTCAACCACAGAAGCCTTGAACTGCGCTACCGCCGCATCTACATCTGACACAGTAGCAGATTCTGAGATAACACCGTTAAATGTAACCCCAGCACTCACAGTCTCACTGCCTGTCGCTGTTTCACTAACCTCTGCACCAACTGAAACATTACTCGATACCGCATCCGATCCAGTCACTGTCTCAACAATAAACGCCAAGAACGTGAAAGCCGCCGCTGTTGCATCAGTTCCTGTAGCAGTTTCTATGATCTGGGCTAGGAAGTTTGCAAAAGCCGCATTAGAGTCCGACACCGTAGCAGTCTCACTGACTGACACCCCATACGTTGGGATGGCGCTGATCGCATCACTACCTGTGCTTGACTCACTAACCTCTGCGCCAAACGTTGCCGTTGCACTTATTGCATCTGACCCCGTACTTGTCTCGCTAACAGCCGCATTAACCTGAACTAAGCTCGATACCGCATCTGTGCCCGTAGCGCTTTCCGCAACAGCGGATCCAAAGGTTACAGCTGAAGAATCGGCATCTGTCCCTGTCGCAGTTTCAGCAACACTCCGGTCATAGACTGAATCACCCCAGCCAGCCTGACCCCATGTGCCAGAACCCCAGCCGCCTTCAGCCATTTAGACCTCAAGCAGCGAGGCTGAATGTGTAAGTTACAGACAAAACGTCACCAGAAACCACTGAGCGGTCGCCGGGTGAACTAAAGTCAGCCGCAGAGAACAACGTACCAGTCGTACCGCTCTTAGCACTACCGCTTGTCAAGAATGCGCCACCAACAGTGGAAGTGGCATTGATGTTAAACGTAGCAGGCGAGGCCGCATTAGTCACCACAGAAGGATTCGCCGTAGTCGCTGTAACAAACGTAGCGGCCACACGGGTTGAGTTGCTGTAAGGCGTTACTTCAGTCCAGCCAGCGTGAGAAGCCATCGTATCGCCAGCCGCCGGTGTATTAGAAGCGCCAGCACCGTACAGACCAATATACCAAGTGGTAATCTGGGCTACAGAAGTCAAAGCAGTACCGGCCATATAAGCCAGACCAGCGTTAACCACCAAGTTCTTGGTATCAGCAGACCACTTTAGATTGCCGTCTTTATCGTGGCATTCAACGTGGTAAACGCCAGTAGCCTTGGCTTGTTCGCCTGACTGGGTGCCAGCAATAAGACCGCTAGAAATATGGTCAGTTACTTTAAGTTTCTCTGTGGTCATATTGACTCCTTAATTAGAAGAACGAATTAATGCTGCTGTGGCTGTGTTAGCAGGCATTGTGATGGTGAAATTGGTAGAAGTCTTGTCAGACCCAAAGTCTAAGACAGCAATTGACTTATTGCCCTGCGTGACGTTGTAGATCAAAGCACAACGAGCCGTAACTGATGCGTTAAACACCACATCAGCAAAATCTACATACGCTGTATACCCAGACGAATTGATAGTGATGCCGGTCAAAACTACACCACCAGCCACATAACCTGTGCCCGTAACTTCAGCAGCGGTCGTGTAAACGGTAGTGGCTTCGTTTAAATTTGCATTGGCGGTGTACAGAGCGATCTTTAATGTATCCGTAGATAGGTCGTGGATGCCCGTGTACAACTCCTTTTTGAAGCTGGTCGTTTGGGTTTGTAAGATGTAACTCATGAAACTGAAACCCTGACTTGTCCATCTCTGTAACTATCTGCTCTTTGCTTGCCGTCTGACAAGTTTTTATACAGAGCAATAGCTTGAACGTAACGTTCTTGCGCAAGAGCAACCATGCCTTGTTCGCCCTTCATGTAAACAAGAGCTTCACAGATTGTGCCGTACAGCAGTACAGAGTCAAAGTTATCACCAAGCCAAGTAGTGCCCGCAGTGACGATGGACTCTGGATAGTAGTTGTAATGCAGTTCTGCGTTGTATGCTGCGCTAGGTGTTGGGCCAACAATGAACGTCAATTCATTCACATTGTCTGAGCGTGGGCCAAAGATTGCGTAGTGTTTAGGCTCACTGACTTGCGCAGACAAAGGATACGCCTCACGAATGAAGTTAACATCTTTGTTAAGCAGATACAGATAGTCGCCTTGGAAGATTACAGAACCAGACACCGTGCCGCTGTTAGCAACAGTCAATGTAATGGTTGTACCGGCAATACTGCGAACCTGAGCATTTGTACCGATACCTGTTCCCGTTACTTGCTGACCTGCTGCAATACCTGTGGTGCTTGCTACTATGATTGTTTTCTGACCAGCTGTGCCGGTAGCAGTGGTGGTGTTGTACGGATACAAAGCCAAGCTGTACACAGACAAGAAGTCCGATGGGCATTCAAGATATTTATTGCCAGTGGTCAAAAAGCCCGTCACGTTCTTTCGCAAATTAGCAGGCTGCGCGGTGTTATAGATGCGCTGCTCCGCCTGACGAATGAACGTATTCATATTGTCAGTTGGGAAAGAATTCTCGCAGTAATCGCTTACCTGCGTGACAAGCTCAGTGTAGTTCATGTGTTCCTCAAGCCATAGGGCCGCGTGCCATCAAACCTTTAGTGGCTGCGCCTGTACCGCGCACTTTAATGCCGCTAGTCTTGGTTGGCTCGTTACCAGCTGATTTACTAATAGCGCCAACACTCACGTCGTAAGTATCAAGCTTGCTACGGTTTGGCTCTTTGCCGGGATTGGTAGAAGCTTTAACAACTTTGCCAGTCATGGTGTGCGGTGTAGCATAGACCTTAGCATCGCCAACTTCTTTACCCATTAATTTTTTGCTAAATGTAGCCATGTCAGCCTCACTTTTGGTTGTTTGCACGGGCCATGTTGCGACCAACTGCACGCATGGCTTGACCAGTCACGCCTTTAGTTTTCTTGCCGCCCATGATTTCTTTAGCGGTAGGGCCGCTATCGCCGTAGTTTTTGCCAACGGTTTTGCCCTTTTTAGCAATGCCGTCAGCTGATCGTGTGAATGCCATGATTATCTCCTTAAGATATTGATACTGTACCAACAAATGTCGTTGCCACCAAGTAGTTTGGCGTCAATCCTGCATCATTTAAACTAGCTCCGCCAACCGGATTCCATCCCCACTGGATGTCCCGTGAACCACCAGACAGATTTCCGTTTACGTTTACACCCGAAGTCACATAGGTTGTATCTTTACGGGGGTTGCGCAAAGCCTGTGGGTCATCTACTGGAAACGTCCCTAACATCAACTGCGGCTGATCTGGATCCCAACACGTAGGGCATACCAACAGCTCGTACTTACGCTGCTTAATGATCTCAGTTTTAAGCCTCTTCAGTTTGTACTGTTGGCCACAGCGATCACATTCAGCAATCGCTATTTTGCCGGATGCGAACCTATTTCCCATTATGTGTTACCAATATACATCTGCCGTGGCACAAATCGAACCGCTGCTTTTTCACGGTCTTCGCCAGCTGCGATCTCAAAGGTTTCGTCATACATCTGCTTGAGCATCTGGATGCGGGGCATCAACTCAGGCACTTTAATGGCGATGTGATACGCCAAGCCCGCTACCAAACATGGCAAGAAGCGGAAGTTCATGTCTGCGGTTTCCATACCAGCACCAGCGTCCTGCACTCGGCGCAGTCTCCAGTACACAAACTGATAGGGAGTTGAGTTATCAGGTGTAGGCCAGACAGTGATAGCTGGAAGCTGGGGCACAAAGACAGCTGTACCATCCGCTTGAGAGGCAGCAGTTGTGTTGTTTTGACCACGGAATACACCGCCAAGGACATTGCCTGAGATGTAGGTGTAGTAAATATCTTCCGTACCAAGACGGATAAAGCCAGAACCCGCCAAGTTAACAACGCTGCTTAGCGTTATTGTGGTGTCCGTTGCCGTAATCGCGCCCACCAAGACCGAAGTTGTTGGGTTAACTTCACCAGATAATCTTTGAATCCAGACTTGAATTGGGCGAGCTTGCTGAAGCTTGTTTGGAATAGTGGCATAAGTAGAAACGCTAATGCGCGAAATAGTTAGGTCTGCCTGAGTAGACGAAGTGTTCTGACCGGTACGGATGACATGTTCAAGCAAATCAATCGTGTCAGTTGGCAGTGCGTATGTAGCCAAGCCGGGAGTCAAGTTAATAAACCCCTGCTCCATGGTCCACATGTTGATACCCTTAGACTGCCACTCAATGGTCATCAGGTTCATAGAGCGACGCGCAGTTCTGAGGTCATAGCCAGAACGCATCTCACGGCCCGCACGCTCCCAAGCTTCCTCGGCGATCTCCGTGAAGTCCATGTTGAAGAGGGTTGAGCCGGTAGTGGTCATCTAAATCCTGCCGTTTTCTTTGCAATAGTTTTGGGTTGAGCCACGAACTGTTTACCAGATGCCTTGCCTGCGCGTTTAGCACGGGTTGTAGCCGCATATTCCGATGGCGTCAGAGACTTGATAGCTTTCTCAGGCAAATATCTCTCACCCGTCTTGCTTGACGGTTTACCAGACTTAGTGCGCCACTTCTGGTCGCCCCAGTCCTTGAGGGATTTCTGAGGAGCTTTCAATCTCGGTAGCCTCCACCAGCGTCTTTGTACTTCTTGGCAACAAGTTGTGCTTTACGGGCAGACCATTGGCCTGCGCCCGTACCGTGGGTAGCCGCTGCTTTAACCTGAGACACAATTTTTTTACGAAGACTGGGCTTCGTGTAATTGCCAGCAGCGTTTACTTTACCGCCTTCAGCGTATTGCGTAAAGTCAGTGTCGTCCCGTCGGGCCTTCTTCTTACCTTTGGGCATCTTACCGGGGGCAATAGCCCCCATCCCACGGCTGGCGATCATGATTTAGCACTTCCCGCCGTAGTTCATCTTGATCATAGTGCCTTTGGTCTTGCCTTTAGTAGCGCAACCATCAGCACGTTTTGATGCAGATCCAACTTTACCGCCACTAGCGTAACCCATGGCTTTAATTTTGGAACGAACTTTTTCGTCTTCTACATCCTTTTTAGCCTCTTCCATTTTGGCACGAGTCTCAGGATAAATAACTTCATCCGGAGAGCCGGGCGTGCGGCGTGGCTTGTACTGCTTAGCAGATTCTGGTGTCATTGGCATAGCAATTCCTTAGCAAGTGCGACCGCCGCGTTTCATGGCGATCATTGTGCCTTTGGTTTTACCCTTAGAAACAACGCCGTCTGGTGTTTTACCAGTCTTAACAGCGCCCATCTTAGATGGAGCCATACCGCCTTTAGCTAGTTTAGTCATGGGCTCACCTTTGTGCAAACGGCCTTCGTGTTTGTTCACGGCCTTCTGCATCATGGATTTATCTTTTTTAACGTCTGCGTGTTTCATATCGCCACCTTTAGAAAATTTACGGCCTTTATCGGCCATGGAAAAATCTTTTCCCACGGACTGTGGGACGCCTGCTTTCTTGGCAAACGCTGGGTTGTGAGCCACCGCTTCCATGAAATTGTGTTGTTTTTTACTAACTGAGGGCACTGCGATGCTCCTTCATAAAGTCGTCTATCTTGCTTTCAAGGCGATCAAGACGCGCTAATACACGGTTAATGTCGTTGTGAACATCAGCCTTGGTCACAAACTTCTCAGCGTTCTCTTCACGAGTTTTGCTCAAAAGAATGCTTAAGCGTTTCACTTCATCGTGAGACACCTTTACCCAGAACACCAGCAGCGCCGATGCAAAGGACAAAACAACATTCCAAACCATTAAGTCCATTACAACATCCGTCCTTTGGTCTTACCACGCTGAGCAATACCATCTGCACGTTTAGAAGCTGAGCTAGCTTTACCACCCTTTGAAAACTTTTTTTCAAATTTAAGGCCGTAACCTTGGCCAACTTTTGCGGGTGAAATTTTCCCACCAAACGCATCGACTGATAGCGCGTCTTTTAGATTAAACTTTTTATCCGCAAACGCTGGTTTATCACTCGACGATGGAGTTGGTTGTGGTTGTGGTGTAGGTTGATTTAAGTCAAACATATTTTCTCCTTTAACATTTCCATGCTCTAAGTGATTTGTTTATGCGTGAGTCTGGGTCTTTGGCGGTTTTGGCGGATGTCAATTTCTTTTTCATCCCTTCCATCCTCGCACAGAAAGAGTCTCGCCGGGAGCCGCCTTCCGGCTGGGGAGGTTTCAAATTCATGCCTTGCTTTTTGGCGGACGCCCGACCCTTGGCATTCAAGCCACCCTTGGGGTTCTTGCCCTCTTTCCTCTGCCATGCTGGACTCTTAGCCATAGAACGCCACCGCTGCGCAAGTTGCGCCAACAGAAACCACCAAACTGGTCGAGCAAATTACGCCTTCACCCGGGATCCAAATACTAGCCACGCCAGCAGCGCCAATAGTAAAGGTGAACAAGGTTGTTGCGCCGTCTTTGATAACGATGGTAGTTGCGCCCGTAGCGCTGTACCACAATCCTTTAAAACGAGTGCGACCGTTATAGGCGGTAGTGTCAGTGCTAACTGGGCACGTTGCGCCTCTTGTATCTGTTTGCATACCCATAATCAATCTCCTTGTAAATGGGGGCCGAAGCCCCCTAGATTAATTAGTTTTGGTTGCCAACAGGGAAGCCAACTCCGTCAGAGCCGCGAACAGTGTAGGTCACGCTCAACACACCAGCAGAAGCGGCGGTAGCAGTGAAACTAAGAATAGCGTCAGTTGAACCTACGTTAGCCATTGTGCCCACGTTTGCAGCAGTAACTGTCAATGAGTTTAAACCAGCAGCAGTTGAGAGCGTACCAATGATAGTGCCGCCAACGGTGACGTTAGGTGTGCCAGCAGCGCCGGTAGTCATGAAAGACTGAACGCTACTAATGATAGATCCAGCGGGGATCATCAAAGTTACAGCAGAACCAGCGACCAAAGTCACTTGTTGAGTAACAACTGATGCGCCAGTGTTACGAACTGTGCCAGCAGTAGTGCCGGTTGTGTCTTTGACAGTGCCAAGCAGCCAAGGGCCAAGGTGAGTTGCGAATCCCATGATATGTGTCCTTACATACAAGTTAAGTGCATCAATCGGTATGTCGTTTGCCGGGTCAATTTGATGCACCGGAAAGCCCGGATTAGTTGCAATATATCATGGCGTTTCTTGGGGTGCAACAAGTTTGTTGGACTTCTTTAAGTTTTCTTCTTGCGTGATAACGCGCAGGTTCCACGGCACATGTAAGCCGCATACTTCATGCGAGCGCAGCGGTACGATGTGGTCAACGACGTACTGCTCTCCAGTGGTTTGGGTCATCGTGATGGCAATCTGATAAAGCTGGCGTATTTCAGATTTTTGTTTTCGTGTAAGCCACGGGGGTGTAGCCTCACGGTGTTTACGGCGTCGCACTTTGTTGTCAGCAAGTACTTGCGTTTTGTTATTGGCTTTCCACGCGTTGCGGTATTCCCGCAATACATGCGCCGGGCGGGTGGATGCTGCCGCAATCACGGCTTCGCGGTTTTCTTGATACCACTCGTTTTTGCGATCTTTAGTGTCTTCACGTTTGTTGTACTCACGGAAGTAATCGGCACGGGTTTTATTACCTATTGACCACTCGACTTTTAAACACTCTATGCAGGCTCCTTTGGTTTTGCGTGCTGCAATGTGCCCATGCTTGCAAGGTTGTCCAGTGAAATAGTACTTACTGCCGGATTTCTTAGCTTCTTCGCGGGTCTTGGGTAGGTTTGTGGTGTCCATTTTGGCTCCTGTGACTTAGTTACAGGTAATATACCACAGTTATTTTAAAAAACAAAAAAGGCCCCGAAGGGCCTTTCCGATAAGGCCGAAGCCTTATGCGCCGGGGCTTCCGAAGATGCCGAGGGGATCAGATACGCCGAAGCTATAACGCTCACGGGCCTTGTAGCGAACGTTCCCAGTGTCGAAATCACCGTCCATTCCGGTAGACATAGGAGTACGGACAAAGTGCTTCAAGCCGTTAGGCACGTCGGTCAACAAGAACCAAGCATTGGGGTCTGTCAAGAAGTGGTTAACGGTGTAACCTTCAGGAATAGAACCGTTGTTCTTCAATGCATTGATGTCGTTGTCGGTTGTGCCAACACGCAACTCAGTCTCAAGAAGACGAGTTGCAACGAACATGTTTGCTGGAGGAACGACCAACTTCTTGGGCTTAGCAGCGATCAGCAAACCGCGCTCGTCTGTCCAAGCGGCGATCTGAATAACTGCGTTTTCCAACGAAGTTTCGTTCAAGTCAGCTGCTGTAGCAGGACGGTTGCTGTTAGTGCCACCGGAAACCAAGGGGTGTGCAGTAGAGCACAACACTTGACCGTCGCCGTATGTAGGGCCGCCAGCAAAAGCGTTGTTCAGGACGTAAGCGGCCTTAACTTGCTTTGTGTAAGCCATACCACGGGCCAGAGCCTTGGTATAACGTGAAGACAAGCTGTCATACAAGTTATCTTCCACAGCTTCCTCAGTGATGGAGAAGCCCATCGCAATGGTTTCGTGGGTGTAACGTGCAGTCCATGCTTCTTGTGCATTGTCATAAGCGATGGCAGAGCCTTCATTCTTGACAGGTGCAGCTGAGAAACCAGACAGCTTTGTTTCTTCTTCGAAGCTACGCTCAGATGACTCTGTTTCGTAGATTTCTTTGTGCTCTTCGCCGTACTTAGCGTACTCAAGACCAAACAATGCGTTCAGACCGGGGAGCAACTCTTTCAATAGTTGTGCGCGTGAAATAGCCATGGTAAGTTACTCCTTAGATACCGGTGGTATTGTTATACGAGTGAGTGTTGATCTTGACGATCATCTCAACGTAAGTGGTTGATGTAACAGCAGTCTCAGGCACAACATCAATGATACGAATTGGCAATGTGGCCGTAATATCAGTAGAAGTTGTAATTGCTTGAGTTGAATTGCCGGTGTTTGTATTACCAGAATTCAATGCCACGGGAGCATTTTGACCAACAGCAGCGCGGGTCAAAGTAGACATGGTGGTGCCAGAAGACACAACTGCTACTTTAAACAGAGCTGTAGGATCATCAACAATATAAGCCAAAACGTTGCTCACGCCAGATGACGGAGCATACTGAGCTTGAACTGTTTGACCAGAAGAGTTGGTGTATTGAACGCCGACACAGACGCCAACGCATTGTGCAGCGGCAGTACCGCTGGCAATCACTTTGCATGAGCCTGAAGCCAACATTTCAACGAGGTCGCCATCAAAGACAGCGCCGGAATCGACTGGGATCAGTCGTGTAGAACCCGCATAGGGATTTCCGCCAATACGATTGATTGGGGAGAAACCATAGGGCTTATCAACGGTAGGATATGCCATTTAAGACTCCAAAAAAATTTAAGTACCTTTTCCGAAAGTGACCGTGGACTTACGTTCTTTGAACATAGGCATCCTCGGATCATTCTCGCGCATGTAAGTGTTATCTACAGAATTCATCTGAGCTTCCGCTTGTTTGCGGTAGTAATCATTACGTTGATCTGTAAACTCCACTGGGGTTTTGCAAAGCAACAAACCGCCGACTTCAATACTGTCAGGAAACTTCCCGTTGGAAGAACCAAACAGACGGACTTCGGGATGGTCGGAAGCTTTTACGGGTTCCCAGCCTTCGCGTAACTTACCAGAAATGTTAGTGGCGTCGTCTTTACCTAACGATGCAATCCTGATCCAGCGAAACGCATAACCCTCCTCCGGATTGGGGTCGGGCAGAAGTTGTGGTGGCATCCATTGCTTTGGGCGCTCCATCTTCTCGCGGGTATCAAGTTCACGAGTCATACGGTTAGTCTTTTCCATTTTCATTTCCTCATTTCTTCAGCAACCTTACGGGCGTACAGTTCCAATGGAACTCCCAACCGCTTGGCGAGATTCACCTGTGTCTGCGTAAGCACGATCTTTTTAGGCGCTGTGCTACGGGTTGCAGGTGCAACAATGTTGGATTTAGTGCGTTGAGGTTTAGCATCAACGGACTCTTCGGCTCCAAACTGATCCGAGAATCTTTCCCTAATGTCAGCGTTAATACGTCGATAGTATTCGTCGCTGCCACTTGGTATTCCTTCACTCACTAAATCTTCATGCAAGCCTAGGGCATAGGCTGTCATTCGTTTGTTGCTTCCAAACCACTGATTTTGGTCTTGCCATGCAAGCAGTTTTTCATCAACAGGTGCAGCTTTAGTGGGCTGTTGAGCGATTTGTACAGGAGTTTCTTCTTCCTGTAAAGGGGCAGGCTTGAAATTATTTACTTTATCCGCACGAATCTTTGCAGTAGTGAGTGCTTCCTGAGCCTCAACTAACTTATCAGTATCGCCAGACTCGTAGGCTTCCTTGTACATGCGCTTAGCAGTCTCGACCTCATTCGTCACTACACGCTTAGCTTGTTCAAGTAGAGCAGCTTGGTTCTGATTGACAGAACCTTTGAGCTTTTTGTTCTCTTCCAACACGGCTTGCGCCAAGCGAAGAGCCTCTTCTCTTTCACGTTCGGCTGTCTCTTTTGCGCGACGCTCTTCGTGGTAGCCCTTGGTAAAGTGCTTAATGCGCTTCTGTACGCCTTCGTCGTATTTAGCCAACTCCTCGTCAGTTACCTCTTTGGGAGGCTCAACCATGGGCTTGCGGCCACGGTCTTCAGCAGGGGTGTCGTCTATAACTTCAATTTCCGGCTCACTTTCGCCTTCAACTTCAAAGTCAATCTTTTCTTCTGCCTTGGCATTCTTACTTTCAGCTTCGTCAGGGAACTTAAATTCGTCTTTTTCAGCCATGGTTTACTCCTTAGTTGGGGCGTTGGATACCACGAGGGTCTTGCACAACAGCCTGAACGGAATCATCATTAATGAGTCTCCACTCGGTTCCATGAATCTTCATGCGGGTTCCCGTGTTAGGACGTACTAACACAAAGTCACCAACCTTGCAGCTTGGGCCAGATGGGAATCGGGCTGGGTCTTTGAACGCATCGGGGCCAATCTTGGCAACAAACAACACGGGGGAGAGAAGCTCCTCGTGGTACATCGCCGTAGCCGATTTCAAAATACCGGTCTCACTAAACTCCTCTTCTGCCTTGGGCAACATACACAGTAAGTGGTACGTCACCGGATCAGGCACTTGTTTGGCTTTTTCTTCAGCGTTGGTATTTAGCACACCGCTTAGATCAACCGCACTAACGTCAAATTTATTCATCTTCATATTCCTTAGTTTTACGCACGAGGTCAGCAAGTTCATACTGCGCGGTTTGCAGACCCCGGATAGTTCCGCACAGTTCTTTGTAGTGGTCGTGGGATTTAGCTCCACCACCACTGACAACATCGACCAACTGCTTGACGTGTTCATCAAGCTTACCGTTCAACACTTCAAGCAAGTTAGCCATGATTACTCCTTATTACTCTGCATTAACCTCTGCTCATGGACTTGCCCGCCGTGAGCCATCTTTTGCTGGTGCATCTGTTGCTGCTGCATCATGGCTTGTTGCTGCTGGGCTTGAGCCTGCTGCAACTCCATCTGTTTGGCCGCCATCTCTAAGCCGTGTAACTCTTGGGCTTGAGCAATCTCTTGTTGCAACCGCATCGCTGCCATGGCTGGATCTTCTCCAGCTCTAGCTGCACTTTCCTGCGCCTTGAGTGACAACTCTTCGGCTTTGAGCTGCAAGTCACCTTTGACTTTGAGCGCCTTGATTTCAGCTTCTTGCTTCTTGATCTGAAGTTCAGCCTGTTGCATCTGAATGATCGGATCTTGAGCCTGCTGCATCGCTTGCTGTTGAGCGGCCTTGGCTTTATCCATCGCAAGAAGTTGCGTCGCAGCTTGAGCCACAAGTTTGGACACCTGCACTTCAACCTGTTCATCCAACTGCGCATCAGGAGCTGGCAACGTAGCACCCAACTGCTCTTGAACTTTCTGACGGTACTGGAACGCTAAGTGTTCAGCAACGTGAGCCATGATCGCGCCCTGCATCTGCTGAGCCATGGGACTCTGACCAATCTGACCCATGATCATCGGGTCCTGCATCATGCTGGTATGCACAGCAATGTGTGCATCGTGGTCCTGATAAATAAACGCTTTCGTAGGCTTACCAGTGAGGAACGACATGTTCTCAGACACAGGATCACGCGGAGTCTGGTCGTCGTCTACTGGGACTAACTTATCTGCGTTCTTGATACCCAGCACCTCGATCATCTGCCTGTGCAACTGCGGCAAGTCATAGATCTGTGGTGCGCCTTGTGCCAACTGAATCACAGCTTGGTACTGCATGATGCGCTGAGCCATCGTTGCACTGTTGGGATCACTCACCGGAATCACTGACACTATGTCGTAGTCAGCTTGCTTTGCTTTTCTATCACCTTCAACTGGATCGAAGCTGTACTCTGGTGGAGTGTGATCACGAATAATGTCACGCAGGAGCTGAAACTCTTGCTTCATGCTGTAGTGCACGCGGGCTTGAACCGCACTCATTGTTTTGAGCTGTCTCTCAAGCAGCGCCAGCGTTGTACCCACCGGTGCGTTAGCGCTCATGTCGCTGATGTTCATATCAGCGATTGAACCCAGACGACGACCTTCTTCAGTGATGCGATCTAACAACCCCGCCAAAACTTGACTTGGCTCTTTGTACGGCAGCGCCATGATGTTGTCACGCACTGTACCTGACGGCACATCTACATCACGGAACTCACCGGGGTTGATCGGCGTATCGTCACCCTTAATTCTCAACCCTCTGGTCTTCAAGCCACCGGGCAAGTTAGACAGCGTACCTGCGTCAACGAGCTGTCTGATGAGGGATGTACCAGCACGGGCGTAGCCACCGATCAAGTGGATCAAACCTAGACCATAAGCACCGAAGCCGGGGACGTATGTGTACTGCACAAAGTGTTGACGCTTGAGTTTTCTCTTGTCGTCCTCGTTCCAGTTACGGCGGATGGCCAACACAGCGTTAGTGCCACGCTCAATTGTGATGATATACGGCAGAGCGATACCATCTTCATCTTCATAACCGGGCAGGTCGTAGTCGATGTGCACTTCCAAGACTTGATAGCGATCATCGTCTGTCAGTGAGTAACCCTGATCCTCGGCTTTCTTCTTCTCCACATCTGTGTGGATCGTGACAGGTTCACCCAAATCTTCATCAACGTAGAAGCCCGCAACCTGCAACTTCTTCATCTCATTCTTGGTCTTACGCATGACGTGAGTCAGACGCTCAGATGTCGCCGCGCTCGATGCACCGTACGGAATGATGATGTCTTCAGCTGGAATAAACATCGCCACTTGACGATCAAGTGACGGGTCAAAATAAACTTTCTTGAACGCCGCGCCCGCTAGTCCTAAGTTATACAACATGCGCTCATGCTCAGGGCGATACTCAGTCATCACCTCGGTGAGCTGATAGTTCATGTCGTCTCTTACACGCTCAGCCGCCTCTTCTTTAAGTTTATCAATTGCACCGACGATCTCGGTTTTGACCGGACCCTGAGCAGGGAACGTTTCAATGATAGTCTCGCTCTGGAACCGTACAGCAGCTTCTGTGAGTACCGTTGAGAAAACACCGCAAGCGCCGAGCCACGGTTCAGTACGCTCTTCATACTTCATTCCCAAAACATCTAAGCCCTTGACATACATCTCAACCCACTCTTTGCGTGAGTTAATGTCCGCATCTACCATCTCAATGATGTCGCTTGCAACTTTCTGCAACTCACCCGAGTCCATTTCCTCTGCAAGGTTGGCATCAAAGTCTTCGCCCTCTTCGTCGGGCATCAAGTCAATCTCCATGCCGTCCAGCCCGATGCGAACACCCTCGGGATCTTCGATCTCAATCTCAATCGCGGGCATGTCGCCCATGTCTTCCAACGCACTCAAGCCCAGTGGAGCTTGCGACAATGAGGGGACCATATTCGTAGCCATATCTATCCTTAGTAAAACGCAGCTTTCTTGCTGCGAAAATATCTCTCTTCTTCAGGCTCGTCGCTTGGTAAGCGAATAAACCCGCCTTGTCTGAACCGCATGAGTGCTAGTGTTGTTGAGTCAACCAAGTCATCATTTGTACCCGACGGAAAGTCGTTACATTCTTCAATAACTTCTCTAGCCCATCTGCGGTCCGGTGCAAACACTACTCCTCCTTGGAACAGTGCAGACACCGCGTTCACCCGCGCAATCTTATCTTGTCCTTTACCCGGAGTAAACTCACCTATGGGCACACCCATCCTTCTGAACTCTTGGTAAAGCGCCGAGCCGTTAGACTTCTTCTCAACAATAAACGCATCAGGCTCCCACTCTTTGTACTCCTCAAGCACCATCGCTTTGAGGTCTGGGTACTCCATCCGCTTCTTAATAGAGTTGAGCAAAATAATTGCGTAGTTGTTTGTTTCTTCGTTGAAGAACACACCCCACGTTGTCAGTGCGTTGTAGTCGGCTCTAGTATTAGCTTCTTGCGCCGCGTCCAGCGACATGATTGTGAACTCGCACTGAGGCGGGTTGTCCTTTTCCCAAATCTGCCACCATTCGCGCTTAATAAGAGCGCCTTCCTCAGAGACGGGGTTCTGCATGTACTGGGCCTGCCAGTACCGTGGGTCCATACCCGCTTTCTTGCCGAGCAATTCTTCAAGTGACCAGAACTCACCCCACAACGGTTTGTCATTCAATATGGCAGGGAACTCAACAATCTCCCACTGGTCCACATCTTCCTCGCGGCCCATCTGGTTCACAATCATGCCAGTCAAGTCAAGTTTTGACCACCTTGTCATCACTATAATGATAGAGCCACCCGGCATAAGACGCTGCAAAGGGCCAGACTGAAACCACTCCCAAGCAGGAAGGAAAACGTCCGGTCGCCCAGTCTTAGCTTCTTGTTCAGAATGAGGGTCGTCAATGATAAATAAATCAGCGCCACGACCAGCAAGAGCACCTCCGACACCAATAGCAAAGTATTCTCCGTTGAAATTTGTACCCCAACGTGACGCAGACTTACTGTCAGCTTGCAATTCAATCTGCGGAAACACGTCCCGATAAGCCTCAGAACCCACCAAATTACGTACTCTACGGCCAAAATTCACCGCCAAATCGGCAGTGTGGGAGGCCATAATAATCTTTTTATTAGGGTATTTACCTAGAAACCACGCTGGTGCAAGGTAAGAAATCATCTCAGACTTACCGTGACGGGGGGCAATGTTCACAATAACCCGTCTTTTCTTGCCGTTGGCTATGTCTTCAAAGATTTTGGCCAGTCTTTTGTGGTGTGGACCCACTTTATAGCCCGGATATACGTGGTCAATGAAGGTTAAGAAGTCATCTTTACCCACTTCCTGCACAGATTCACTGTCGTACGTTCTCAAAAGCTCCAAAGTATGGATTTTTTGCTCCAACGGCATCGTTGGAAGCGCATCTTTGATGGCTTTTAGCTGTTCAGGCGTTATCTTCACTGCGGATTACCTTAGCTTGAACGTCAATTGTGCGTTTTTCCAGCTTAGCCAGCGTCTCAAGCAGTTCTTTTTCCACTTCTTCGAGGGATTGCTGCTTGTGAGTGACCTCAGTGCGCTTTTTAAATGCATCAACGCCGTCTACATCACCCAACGCCTTGATTGCACCAAGTCTGACGGTACTGTTTGGGTTCTCTGTTTCGGCAACAAGCTTGTTGACAACGTACAACTTGAAGTCTGCCAGCTCCCGCACGATCATGTGGTCGTACTCAGCCACCATACCGGCAAGATATGCAATGGTTTCGTTAGGGTAGGTAGCTAAATCAGGTGTTGTTTTATTAGCAACGACCTTTTCCATCAACTCAAGGGCTTGGCCTCGGTTCTCAGGGGTGGGTTCAATTGGTTTTCCGTTTAGGTCAGAGATCATTTTGACCGTGCGTGCACGCATCTCAATCTCTTCCTTTGGGGAAAGAGGTGGCATAGCCTCGGTGGCTGAGGCTGGTAGCGGAATATCCGCGTCAACATTAGGCATCATCTGCATAAGAGGGAATCGCACTCCTATAAAAGTGTTGGGTTGGCCGTCGTCCGCAAGCAAGAAGCTATGCACAGTTGCCCCAACAAAATAAATATAACACAAATTTGTAAAGGGTGGTAGGAATCCTACCCGGGGGGTGTTCCTATATTAAGGGGGTGGGGGTTAAGTATCCAATGTTTTGTTTTAAGTATCAAGTTGGTTTGGCATTGGGGACATGTACGTTTTTTGTTGTTTGGTAGACAGGTTGGTTTGAAATGCTTGGGGGAATACGTAGTGGTTTGTGTAAGTCTTAGAGTATAGGGGAACACGGGAGTCCCAAAGTCTCTTGTGGGGGTCGGGTATGGGTGGGTCAACCCCGCCAGAACTTTACTTTTAGTTATGGGGTCAGCTATAACTACATCAATGCAAAGCAATAGTGCAATGCAGAAACAGGAGAGACTAAATGTTAAAAGCATTATGGGTTTGGTTGACGCACTACAAAGTGATAGTGCAATGGGAAGACAAAGCATTTGTGCATTATGCATACACGATGAACGAAGCGCTTAGTTGGGCGGCTCAGTACAAGCTGACGCACACTGTAGTGCTGATCGGCATCAGAGGCAAGCTAGTCGCGGCTCGCGGCGAGTGGTAAACCGAGGGGCTTCGGCCCCTCTTCTTTAACTAAGGAGAGATCATGACAGTAGGACAGATTAACTTATGGCGTGCTCATGTGAAACGCGCAACGTTCTGCGCGAAGCTTGAAGGGTTTGAGTACAGCAGACTGCGCAGTGATTACTTCAAGCGTTAACCAAGGGAGCTTCGGCTCCCTTTTATTTTGGTCTTTGATACCAGTTATTTGTCGTCGCGGGCGTTTAGCGTGCGCGAGTCAAGCGCATGACTTAGCCGTTCACACCCCGCTGAAACTTTACTTTAAGACCTAGGGTCAGCTATAACTATTACATCAGGTAGACAGTTCGGTTTGCCTGATATTCAACCTTGCTTTATAGGAGAACATTATGTCTAAAGCAAAACAATCCGCCCCTTCATTGGGTTCTGTAACAGTCACTTCTATGAAAGAAGCGGGCTATCAGTCAGCGATCAGCGATGAACGCAAAGACAGCGTAGCGCGGTATGTCTACGCTCAATGCCCTAACTTCACTGATGAAGTCAGCGATGAAGTCAAAACCCAACTTCGTGCGGGTTGGGCGCTTCGTTGGCAAGAATTGAACCCCGCTGTCAGCTATAACGAAAGCTGGGTTCCAGTAGAGAATGGTGCGCATGTAATGTCCGTTGACGTATGCTTTAGCTACAGTCAGCAAGCCTTTGGACAGCTTAAAGAAGCTGACCCAATTAAGCACGGCATTATCAAGGGTGTTCGCGATACCTTCAATAAGTATGCTTCTAACCGAATGGCTGACTTGAAAACGGCTGTTCGTAAGGTAGAGAACGAAGGCAAGCCAAAAGTGAAAGCGCCTACAAAGTCTTTCACGAAGTATGTTGAAGAAACATTCAAGGCTATGAAAGCCAGAGCTAAGACAGCAAAAGCGCGGGGCGACGATACATGCCCTGATGAAGTCAAAATCAGAATGGCTATCGATGCCTTCAATAATGTACTAAGCAAGTAACATTGCACCGAACCTAGTCAGCCGAAAGGTTGGCTAGGTTTTTTTTCGCCTGTAGCTTTTTGAAACCAGTTATTTGTCCCCGCGTGCGCTAAGTGCGTGCGAGCCAAGCCGATCGTTTACTGATTCACACCTCGCTGAAACTTTACTTATGTGTCTTGCATCGGGTATAACTTATTTACCAGATGACGAGGTGTTGTCTGGATAACCGCTTACTTGGAGATACCATGAGCAAAGCAACAAAACCCCAAGAGACAATCGTCTCATCATTCAAAGATGCCGCATACCAATCGGCAAGATCTAGTGAAACAATGGCAGTTATTGCCCGTTTCGTATACGAGCAGTGCCCTACATTCTGCGAATCACAACCAGATGAGGTCAAAACTCAACTGCGCCTCGGATGGGGCTTGAGATGGCAAGAGTTAAACCCTGCCACTACATTCGATTCCGATTGGAAACCAAACCCCAAGGGAGGTTTCACCAACAGTCTGGATTACTGCTTGTCATACTCTCAACAAGCATTTGGGCAACTCAAAGAGGCCGATCCAATCAAGCACGGTGTCATCAAGGCCGTGCGTGATAACTTTAACAAGTATTGCTCTAATCGTCTTGCCGATCTCAAGGTCGCGGTGCGCAGAGTTGAGAATGAGGGTAAGCCCAAGGTCAAAGCCCCTACAAAACAATTTGACGAGTTTCTCAAAGAGTTGTTTACAACAGCAAAAGCCCGTGCCAAGACTGCCAACGCACGAGGCGACACAACTGCACCCAATGAGGTTAAATTGCGCCAAGCAATTGATGCCTTTAACAATGCTTTGAAATAAGCATCTGTGCACCGTCAGTTAACGCTGGCGGTGCATTTGATACCAGTTATGAGTCCTCGCGTGCGCTGAGTGCGTTCGCATGAGCCAAGCCGATCAACTACCGTTTCAGGGGTACGTGAAATTTGTTCCAACGTTCCAGCCCAGTTGGAATCTTGGAATCGCTAATTGGAATCTTGGAATCTGAGCAAAAACAAAATTCCAACTTGGAATTCCAGTATTTGTCTCTTATGTAAAGTTGTTCCAGTTTGGAACAGCAAATTGGAACTTTGCTAAGTCATTGATTTATAAGGCGAATTTCGTGTATAACCTGTGGATAAGTTGTGGATATTCCAAAATTCCAGTTTTTAAAAAGGACAAAGCTGGTTGGGCAAATGATTTGTGAACGCTTGACTGCGTTAGCAAGTGCAACATCACGCAATATATGGTTTTTCACTCTTTTTCTCATTTTGCCCGCCGTCCCTGCAAAACGCTGGAATCTTGGAATTTTGGAATAAATATAATTTTTTTTTTTTTTTACTACTACTACTACTCTACTCTTTATAGTCATTTCATAACCTTAGTATTACTTTTCCAGATTCCAATCGCCCTTAATTTGTTCCAAAAACCCGTTCCAATAACCCCCCAAAAAGTCTAACTGTACATATCAGATTCAAATCCCTGTACACTACGCCCCTAGCCCTGCACCTCAACAAAGTCACCTCACACCCCTATGTTTATAAGTAAAGTTATGTTACAATTGAATCTGAGTCGGGGAATAACCAGCTGAAAACCTCCCTGCCTCAACCCATGCCAACCCCAAGACGACGACCAATCGTTTCACGGGTAGGTGAAATTCAGTTCAACATTCAGTTCAATTTAGTAGGAGTTATCATGAAAGCTAAGTTCGTCCTCTCCCCTGCGGTTAACGCAAAAGTGCAACGCGAGATGCTCGCTCACCTGCCCCGCTCCATGCGCAAAGCATTGCGCATTACAACCCCAACGGCACAACCCGTTGCCAAATCGCCCATCGACACCGATGCGATCGTGTCCGATTGGTTAGCGATTCACGACCCCCTGAACGACAGAGACTATCTCTGCACAAACACAGTCGACCCCGACATGGACATCCACTCACATATTGAGTTCAACGACATCGACAACGAATACGAGGGTCTATCAATAGTCAGCATGGGCAAGGACACCCGTCGCTGGCTCAAAGGCTACAACATCCTGTAAACAAATTACAAGCAACAATTATCTCAAGGAGCAACACCGTGAAAGTACGCACAAGATTAAAACTGCGGGCATACCGCAAGACAGGCGGGCCGATCAATATCGGCAACCGTTGTAAGAGTTACGAGCAAGGTTGCGTGGTCTGTGAAGCGTATCGCTTCTATGACGAGCGTGGCAGATTCCCAACATGGGAGGAAGTTATGTTGTTTGCAGAACACACGCACGCCGAGATGGTTAAGCGCAAGAGCTACAACCTGATGGTTGATGAGATGACGCGCCCCCTAATTGATCCCGAGATTCAGAACACGATGCTTAAACTAATTCTTCAGGAGGGTGTGAAATGACAGTCAAGTATTACCCGATGGTGTGGATACTGTGGTGCAACGATAGTGCCCGCGACAAGGTGAAAATACCCAACAAACAAGGCGTACACATTGTGCATTTGTTTGCTCACAAGATCGAAGCAGAGTCGTACATGCGCGAATGCAAAGAAGATGACCCTTATGGTCATTACTGGATACAAGAGAAGGAAGTTATATGACAGACCAAACCCAAGACCAACAGCAGTGTTTTGCGATCCATGTGCATGTAAAGGATGTGTATGGTAAGAGAGTTGCTTACCCTGTATGTGACAAGGCGAAGATATTTGCCGCTATTGCAGGCACAACGTCTCTGACTGAGACAACGCTCAAGTGCATACGCAGGCTCGGGTTCGACATACATGTTGTGCCTAATGAGCAACCGCCCCTAGGTGTGTGACTCAACAAAGTTAGGGTAATACCCTATGTTTATATGTAAAGTTATGGTACAATTGAATCTGTGTCGGGGAGTAACTCAACACAATGATCGACTACCGATTCAGGGTATCGTGAAATCCAATTCAGTTTTTATTCAGTCAGGAGATAGTTATGGGACAGTTCAAAGACATCGACACAATTCTGCGTCAGATCGCAGACGACACAAATGTGCATCCCTCCATCCGCGAGGCAATGCGCAATGCAACCCAACCAACCCAACCAACCGCTGTACAACCATTCGCCAAAGTGTATCTGCTTATGTGCGACGGCGTTGTGACCGATGTGTTCACCGACAAAGCGATGGCGATGTATGACATGCATACATGTATCAAAGCAGACGAGGAAGAGGGTCTGCCCCATGAGTGGCGCGTCATTGTTCGTCAACTCAACACCGACACCCTTCCATGACACCTACATGTTCAGCATGTGGTGAACCGTTCTCTATTGCTCGCCATAGCATCGGCTATACATTGTGTATGCCATGTGGCGAGAGACAGGCACGGGGTGTTAATCACACCATCGTGCCGATGCCCAAGTCCAACTACATCGTTGTGACTGATCGTTCGCTTTTACTTAACCTTAACTCAAGCCACAAGGGAGGCCGTTAACATGAACTTTGAACTTCAACAACCCAACCACATCATCTCACTCGCGACATCAGCACTTGTCGTATGCGTGGACGTGAACGTGTGGACAGCAACCAAACAGGATCGCGCTATCTCTAACGAGGTAACAACATCTAAGAAAGCCTCAGCTGACGCAGGCAAGTTCACCAAGAACTTACTCTCGGATTCACCCGACCACAAGGCGCTACTGAACTATCGGCAGACCGTGTATAACTGGCTTCAGCGTTCCACATACGACTGGGCTGGCTCGATGCGTCTGCTCCCAACGATCAACCTTGAGAAGTTCAAGAAGGAGTACGCCCAACATGAGCGCGACTTTGAAGCTCTGCTCGAGAAGTTTATTACTGCATACCCGCAGATTGTCAGCGATGCGGCGTTCAAGCAAGGCGACATGTTTAATCGTTCAGAGTACCCTGAAGCGCAAGATGTTCGCACCAAGTTCAAGATTCGCTTACATGTATCTCAGGTTCCGACATCCGACTTCCGTTCATCCGTGAGCGAAGCATTGGCAGAAGATCTGAAGAATCATTACGAGCGTCAGACACAGGAGATTATTAACTCTGTGATGGACGATGCTTCGATGCGTCTTGTAGAGATTGCTTCACGGTTGTCTAACGCATGTACCGAGGCAACGCCCGACGAGGACGGCAAGGTTCGCCGTAAGAAGATCTACGACAGCACAGTCAGCCAAGCCAAAGAGATTTGCAAGACCATCGAGAACTTCAACTTGACAGGTAATAAAGCATTATCACAGGCAGTAGTTGACCTGAGCTTTGCGCTAGAGAACGTATCGACAGAGGATCTGCGTGAGAGTTCTTATGTGCGTAGCGTAGTCAAAGAGAACGTGGACGACATGTTGTCTAAATTTAAACCCATCAGGAGCTTTGTATGACAGACCTAGAAATCGTATTGTTGTTTGGCTTTGCAGTCATGACATTCATGTACTTCAGAGCACAGCGACGTGCCGTGTATCTCTCTTGCATGTTGGTAGCAGTAGGCTTGAAGGAAGCGTATGTCGAGGTAGATGAAACCGACAAGACTTTCAATGTCAAGCGTATCAAGCCGACCAAGTAATCATTCACCCATCCCTGAAACATTAACTAAGGAAACATTATGTCCAAAATCAATTTCAACATGAGCGTGTCAATCGACGACTGCACAAACATCATCAAGACAATCGGTAATTCAATTACACCCATCATTGTCTCTGAGCCTGGTTGTGGTAAATCATCAATCCTGAAGATGCTTGAAGCAGATCTCGGTACAGACGACTACGACTATATCTATGTTGACTGCCCCGTCAAAGACATGATGGACGTTGCGGCATCCATCCCCAACCATGCGAGCAAGACACTTGAGTATTACGTGTCGTCTCTCTTCAAGCTAGGCAACGGCAAGAAGAAGGTCATCATGCTCGACGAGTTCATGAAGTCTCCCAAGCTATTGCAGATTATCTTCACCCGACTCATGCTTGAGCGTAGTGTTGGCGATGAACCCCTGCCCGAGGGTAGCATCGTGTTTGGTACAAGTAACAACTCAAGCGATGGTGTAGGCGACAGCATGTTGGCGCATGTGGGTAATCGTGTGTGTATTCTTCCGATGGCTAAACCCAACGCAGAGCAGTGGAACGCATGGGCTACTAAGCACAAGATTGCGCGTCCGATTCGTGCATGGGTAGCGATGACACCCAAAGCTATGCGTAGCTACTTGGACAGCGATGAGAGCGACAACCCATATATCTTTAAACCATCATCGCCCGCCCGTTCGTTTGTATCTCCCCGATCTTTGGCGAAAGCATCTCCCATTGTGGAAGCCAAGGACATCATCGGTGAACACGCCATGATGGTCGCGTTGTCAGGCACGATCGGTGAAGCGGCGGCTAAGAGTATGTCAGCGTTCATTGCACTCGAGGGCAAGCTGATCTCTACGGCAGATGTACTGAAATCAGCATCAACTATTAAAGTTCCTGAAGATGTATCAGCTCAGGTCATGATGTTGTTCGAGGCAGTCGATGTACTAGAAGTTCAGGATGACCTGAACAAGTATATGCAGTTCGTTGAGCGCATTCCATCGTCCGAAGTTCAGTCTGTGTTCTTCACCATGATTATGCGCGGTAAGCCCAAGTTGGCGCGTTACAACCAAGCGATCAACACTTGGGCGACAAACAACCACAAGTTGATGTGAGCTGAATATGAAAACCTATGAAGTGGAATTCCAACGAACAAGTTACATCACAGTAACTGTGCAAGCTGGTAATGAAGACGAAGCTGAGGATGTAGCGTGGGCACAGCTCGAAGCTGACACAGTAAATATCAACGACGCAGACTGGAAGGTCGAGTCGGTAGAGGAGGTATTTGAGTAATGCTTACGAGATGGGAAAAGTTTGAGCGAGTGGCGTTGCTGATGTCACTCATCGTTTTATTGTTAGACCTTTTTTACTGGAGACCATAATGTTGACTGAAGAAGAACGCGTCAAGAAGGCGCACATTGCCATGATGAAACATCCTGAGACAGCTTTGTATTCAGGTGTGATGATGATGGGCAACACAGAGGTGATCGACGACGCGATCACTGCGTACACCGATGGTATCAACAAGAAATACGGCAGAGCGTTTCTCAAGGCCGTGTGCAAGACAGACCAAGAAGTAGCAGGCTTAGTGCTTCACGAGAATCTGCACATCGTATTGCGTCACATGCTCCACAACATTGACTTGTTCAGAGAAGATCGCAAACGCGCAAACATGGCGGCAGACTATGTAGTGAACGACATCATCGTGAACATCAAGGACAAGAACCTTGTGAAGCTCCCCGATGGTGGATGCTATGACCCCAAGTATCACAACATGAACATGCGTGAGGTGTACAAGTTATTGGAGGGACAGTGCGGGGGTGGCGGAGGAAGTGGTGATTCAGGGGAGGGTGAACAGCAAGGTAACGGTGGTGAGTATTCGTTCGACGAGCACGACACCGAAGGCGATGGTCAACCGATAACCCCTGAGAAAGCCAAGGAAGTAGAGGCGCGTATCGACAGAGCGTTGCGCGAAGGCGCGATGTTGGCGGGTCGTTTGGGCATTGATCTGCCACGAGCCATTACAGACATTCTCAATCCAAAGGTAGATTGGCGTGAGGTGTTACGCGAGTTTGTTTCTTCAGCAACGAAGGGCAAGGACGAGTACACATGGCGCAAGTTCAACCGCAGAGTGTTGCCCAATGATTTGTACATCCCAACTGTGGAGAACGAGACTATCGGAGAGATTGTCGTTGCTATTGATACATCAGGTTCGATCGGCGAGAAGGAGCTTAATGAGTTCGCCTCGGAACTAATCTCTATCTGTGAGGCTGTGTCGCCTGAAGCTGTGCGCGTTCTGTGGTGGGACACCAAGGTTCATGGTGAGCAACTGTTCAGAGACAACTACACAAACATTGGTTCGATGCTCAAGCCCTTGGGTGGCGGAGGAACTAAGGTTTCATGTGTGTCTGAATACATCAACAAGAAGAAAGTGAATGCTGAATGTGTATTGGTGTTCACCGATGGATTCTTGGAGAACGATGTGCAGTGGCAGATCTCATCGCCGACATTGTGGTTGGTGACACAGAATGCGAATTGGGTTCCCCCAACAGGTAAGAAAGTTATGGTGAAGGAGTAATCATGAGTTTTTATGACATCAACAAAATCAGTTACGAGTCCTTGGCTAACCAAGTCAAGAACAGCAAGCCCTATCGCAACTCAGGCAATGCCTACCCGCTCGGATACAGGGAGTATTCAGCTCGGCACTTCCGTGCGTTGGAGGATGGTTCATTTAGTATTTGGTATCTGCACCGCGAGTTCTCTGACAAGATTCAAATAGGTGGTGTAACCGAAGGATGGTGGAGAGATAAGAAACCATTAGGCGTTGTGCGCCCCGACAATTCGTTTGAGTTCACTACTGAGAATGGATTGCATCAAGGCGAGAACACTCTCTTATCTGAATTGCTTGGCGTGTACATACATCAAGTGAAAGACAAGGGCGGTGCAGTCATGTCGACTGGTGATGGTGAGTATCCGATCTTCACAGGACTGCGGTTTGATATAGGAACAAAGAAGCCCCTGACTCAGTTCACAGTTGTTCAGCCTACCCTGAATCGCAAAAGATCCAACGAGCACATGAAGCAGTACAAAGAATTCTTAGATGTCTATCCGATGTTTATCAAGGCGATGAACGATAAGGCGGCGTTGGATGTCATCAGAGACTTGTACAACCAATACAACAAGTTCTACGGTGCGGAGTTCAACGACAAGACATTGAAGGAGGTGGTCGACAAGAAACACTATGTAGATGCGGCGTTTATTATGTATCTACTTAAAACACATTGGGTGCGTAGTAATTTTTACTACCACTGGCGTGATGAGAATGCGGGTACAAGTGAACCAAGACTGCCACGCGAATGGCAGGATCAGGTACAGGGCACGGTGAGTAGGCACTTCCGCAGAACAATGCTTGCAGAAACTAAAGAAGCGTTTGACTGGATTGACCTACCAATGGGTAGATTGCCTAAGACAGCATGGGAACACAAAATCGTTTCACCTACTGGTGAAGAACTTAGACAACTGTAAGGAGAGAACCATGAACATAGCATTAGATAATGTAGATCAAGACAAACTGAAAGAATTGTTTATAACAAAGCCGAGCCTTAGAAATCTAGCGTTCGACTTCTGCACAGCGTTCAATGTCAAGATTAGTCGTATCAAGAATAGTGGCGCATTGCGTCTAGCCACACCGAACGGATTGGATGCGGGTGAACTGTCTACTACAACTAACTCACGCGATAGAAGTGAAGCGGTTTATATCTATGAGAATCAGTATCTCATCAGGAAGGAGAAGGCAAGCTCCAACTCCAGTAGAAGTGAGCGTGATTCCAATAAGATTGCAACACTCATTAGAACGCTGAAGAAGAACAACGAGTATCCTAGTGATGTGGCTATGACTAAGGCTTATGCAGAAGAAATAGTTGTCGCGCTACATCCAGTAAAAGATGGCGCTCGTTATGGCGCGCCGAAAATAGAATTGAATAAAGATATAACAAAAATGTTGGCAGAATTCTATTTAGGTGTTGACACGCTTTCAATCAAGCAGTACTCTAGCGAACTCAAAGATTCGTACAGTAAATATTTAGTTGAAATGAAAAAATACGATGAGTCAGCAGACGACTTTAAAAGATTCTGCAAGGGCTTCAAGATCATAGGTATCGCCTATGAGAACTATCATGATGATGGCACAGTAGCGCCCAAGTACATTGTTGGTGAAGGCGATGTAGTTACTACTGACAATAGCAACGGTAAGGTACTCGTTCAGGGTAGCCTGAAATCCTATTCATCCCTGAAGGAAGTGCCCGAAGTTGCAGTTGATGCGATGATGATCGCTACATACATGCAAGGTAAATCGACCGAGAGATCTTATTCCAACCGCAATGAATTGTTTATCGGTAGGATCGACAAGTACCTGAGCGAACTCGACATCGGTGTGGGCTATCGCAACAGCATTGTGTGGGTGGCGATTCCTAAAACGCCAAAGATGTAATGTACAGCGAAACAGAATACATCACCCAATATATGCGCTCACTACACGATGCTAATAAATGGCCTGCCATGCCATACAAGACTCCTGATATGTGGCGCGTTCCTGTGTACAAAGATGACGATACATACGCCGTTGTTGTACAACCTGACAGAGTGCGGTACTTCACGGCAGAAGCATTACCTGACTTCATGAAGGCATCGCTCTCAATGATTCAAGCGTTTCCGCCGCCTAAGAAAGAACTACATCATGTATCGGTCACGGATGCTTATATCAATGCCCATGAGCCTAAGCTCGACGATGTGGGGTGGATGGTGTGCAAAGATTTGTACATCGTAATCATGCACGTCACGCAGCTTGGTGAGATTGGCTATAACAAGGAGAAGTCTACATGGCAGATACACCTGAACCATGCTACACTACACCCGAACGACAAAGGAGTGTAATATGGAAAATCATAATGAGTGGGCACTTGCGAGAACAAAACACGGAGGGTATCTAGGTGGCAAAGAGCGCCCTGAACACTATGTGTGGCGATCTATGTTAGCGCGGTGCAGTAACCCAAAGAACAAAGCATATACATACTACGGGGCGAGGGGTATCAAAGTATGTAAGCGTTGGCATAGTTACGAAAACTTTTTTGCGGACATGGGGGATCGTCCAAGCCCTGACCACAGTTTAGATCGTATCAACACCGATGGTGATTACAAACCAAGTAATTGCCATTGGGCTACACGCAGTCAACAACAGAAAAACAAAACTACAACAAAACTTTATACGAACGGCGAGTTTACTGGAACGTTAGTTGAGTGCGCTGATCTACTCGGTATCAGTAAAGAACTTGCATACAGTCGTTGGAAGTCTTGGGGAACATTCCAAAAGGGGGTCGCATGGCAGACACGCCAGAAAAAAAAGTAAAGAAGAAGGTTCTCGCAGAACTGGCTTCAATCGGAGCGTACTACACCATGCCCGTAACAAGTGGATTTGGTAATTCAGGGGTCCCTGACATTCTATGTTGTTACAACGGATGGTTCATCGGCATAGAGTGCAAAGCGAACGGCGGTAAGCCAACGAAATTACAGCAGTCTCATTTAGATGAGATTGAGATGCGGGGCGGCTTGTCGTTCATTGTCGATGAACACAATGTCGGGATTATTAAACAACTCATATTGGACAACGCAAAATGAAAGAACTTAAATATCTCACAAGAGCATTACCCACACGCATGTGTACAGACCCCAAGTTTAAATTCAAAAATGCCGCGCAAACAGATGTGCGTCGTACATGGCGCAAGGCGCGTTTACTCATGCGACTAGCGAAAGGAAACCCCTATGAAAGCCTTACTTGAATTTGCATACCCCGAAGATGAGCACAAACTTCAACATGCGATGCGAGCAACAGAATACTACGATGCACTATGCGACATAGACAACATACTAGCAATGCCTCACACGAAGGCGGAAGCCTACACGAAGATCAGAGCAGTAATACTAGAAGTACTAGGGGAGGTGTGACATGGCCCTTCCCCCCATTCCCAAATCCAAAGGACAAGGGAACAAAACAACCGAAGTTCAACCCTGACAACTACGAGGACGCACCGCTGTAAACACCATGGCAAAACTACCGTATACATACACAATCTGCCTCGACCAAGAGGCACCCAAACAATTCACAGCCAGTTGTAAAGACATGGGTCGCTTGCTCATGTCTTGTCCTGATGGCGACCTGACGATCAACCAAAAACGCACTGCGACATGGGACATGTGGTCTGGCAATCACATGGGTCACATCGAAGAGGTTTTGCATGAGATGACAAAAAAGGACAAGCCATGAACAGAGAAGACATCACACGTCTAGCACAAGAAGCTGGGTTTGTTGGAATGGATGGAGACCATGGAGCGCTAAGACGCTTTGCCGCCCTTGTCGCTTCTGCCGAGCGTGAGGCGTGTGCAAATACGGCTGGTCTTGCATTACTAGGCGCAGATAAAGCACTAAGTGATCGGGTTTTGAAAGCCATCCGAGCAAGGGGACAAGCATGAAAGACGATGACGACGACATTCAAGATTACGTTCGCCCTTGGGTTGGGCTGACTCTTGATGAACGCATAGAGCTTGCTAAAGATGTTGATTGGCCTGTTGGCGCTTATTGCGAATACGCTGAAAAGATTGAAGCCAAACTCAAGGAGAAGAACACTTGAGCAAATCAAAGACACCTGAGCCACTGTACAGGCAGTTCACACCTGAAGAAGATCGGGGTAAGACACGGGTCAGCAAGTACTACCGAGTCAATCAAAACATGGATGCGCTAGGTACAGGCTTACACCCGTATAACATTGAATGCAATTTACGGATTGACTTTGATCTTGATGGCGGCATCTACAAAGTTGAGTGGAGTAACAAAGTTCTAGGAGAAAGAAAATGATTCACACTGAAGAAGACGATGAGTTTGAGCGCATTGCGCATGAGAACGCTATGAAGTCAGGGCAACCATATCACTACGATGTGTTTGTATCGCCATCACAGCGTAATACAGTCTTAGAAGAAGTAGCCAAGGAGTTTGACGCAATGAAACCATTTGGCGATACAGCGGCAAGTTTTGCCGCATTTGTAAGAGGCATGAAGAAATGAGTAAAACACTTAACCCATGGGAGGAGTTGGCGCAAGTAGATCGCCCGAGTATTTTTGCGACCGACCAATACTTCCGTGCAAAGAACCCAAGCAATCAAATCAAAAGTAAGGAGGATCTAGGATACAAACAATTTGGCACGTTCACTCGCGCCAAGGAAAGACAACCAAACAAGCATGAAGGAGTTTTAACAGATGCCAAGGCCAAAGCCCCCCGCCCCCCTAAAGGCACGATACGTACGTTTAAGTGACGTACATTGGCTAATTTTTAAACAACTAGGCGGTGCTGAATGGCTAAGAGAAACATTAGACAAAAAAGCACCAATGCCCAAGCAGTACTACGACACTTTTCAACAACCAACCAAGGAAATCAAATGACTAAACATGTAAACAGCAAAGCCCATCAAATTCGTAAATACGTCGCGGCTAACCCTAACGCTAAAGCCAAAGACATCGCCAAAGAACTTGGCGTTGGTATCTCGTATGTTTACACAGTGATATGGACTTTTAAGAAGAAAGCCGCCACTAAGAAAAAAGCTACGCTTACACTGCCCAAAATCAAGAAAGCTGTGGCGACACAAAAGCAAGTTTTGGAAGGTGCAATCGAGCATTGGAAAAACATTAGTATGTCTACACCCAACACACCCACGCAAGGCGTGAATCACAACGTGCCCGTTCAGATTGAGATGTTTGAACCCGCAACTGATCCAGTCAATCACCCCGCGCATTACAAGGTGGGTGGCATTGAGACCATCGACTTCATTGAAGCCAAGAAGCTGGGCTACAACCTTGGTAATGTGGTGAAGTATCTTACAAGAGCCGACCACAAGGGCAACAAGTTAGAAGACTTGCGCAAGGCGCAGTGGTATCTGACTCGCGAAATCAATTCACTCAAGTGAGGCGACCATGCTAGAAGGTATCAAGATACTAGGGGAACGTATAGTCAACATGCCTGAACTGTACGACCCGAATGAAAACAGGGTGACAGAAATCAAGGCGAGCGACCCTGAAGTTCCTCTTTCTCACCAAGTAGATCAACTTATTCAGCTTGTTTGCGAAAACGCTGATGGAATCTTTACTGATGAGGAAATTAAGTACATCAAAGACTCCATATTCGAGTGTAGGCGCAGGGTGTTTAACTCTTGGGTGGTGGGCATCATCGCAGACCAAGATTTAATCTTACCAAGAACTCGTGAACAAATGAAAGCCGATATAGAGCGTGAGGAAGAAGAACACAAGTGGCGCTTGGAGAAAGAAAAGGAAAAACGCCAAATGCAAAGAGAACAACAACTTGCTTATGAACAAGCGGCGCAACAACGAGAGTTACTGCGTTATGGTAAAGGCTTACAAAATAGTTTAACTGGAGGATTATTTTAATGCTAGACGGAATCAAATTACTCATCGACCGCATGGAGCATCACCCCGAAGAATTCTTTGGGGACTTGGCTTATCGTTGGGCAGAGATCATGCAAGACATCGCCAAGCATGGCCCTGAGTTTCTTGAAGAAGATGACCTAATGCTTTTAAATAAGAAGGTAAAGGAAGTCAGGCGCAAAGAACTCAACGCCAAAATCTTGGACGAGATCGCTATGCAAGCGCGACTGCAAATTGCACAGGAGCGTATGAACAGGGTGGGTAGGGTAGATACAGGCTATGGTCAAGCCATATCTAAGCAAGAAGGTCAAAAAGCGTGGTGGACAGATAGTGGTCTCAAACCTTCGTATGACCCAAACAAAGATACTTACTTTGGTAAGTCTGTCCTTGATTTGATTGAGCGTGGTGGCGATATTGCTACGGTTCAAAACATTCGTGCGACCAACAAAGCGCTAGAGGCGGAACTTGAAGGTGTGAAGAAGGACATTGCGCGAAGAGACGAAGAAAGAAGTAAAGCTCAAGCGTACAAGAAACGCAACAATCAGAACTGGAAATAATGTGCTACACTAGACTCTTAATACGTTTTAGGAGTCTAGTGTGAGCGCAAAACAAACAGCAGAAACTTTTTGGGGCAAAGTCTCGGGAGACAGGCGAGAACGTAATGGATGTTGGGAATGGCAGGGGGCGCGAAATAGCGCGGGTTATGGAAGCGTTGCATGGCATGGTAAGGTTTATACCGCGCATCGTGTTGCCGCATGGTTAACTGGCCTAGTTGAATCACCCTCTGCGCCAAACAACTCACGAGAGAAAACTCATGTACTCCACAAGTGCGACAACCGAGGATGTGTTAACCCATCGCATTTTTTTCTTGGCAGTTTTGCAGACAATCAAAATGACGCCTACTCCAAGAGGCGTAGGGCACAACCTAAAGGCGAAGCACATGCAAACGCAAAACTTACCGACAAACAAGTCGCCAAAATTCGGCAACTCTACAGTATTGGTATGACCCAAACCATATTGGCAAATAAGTTTAACGTCAGCCAAAGAACAATTAGTCTAATCGTTAGAAAAGAAACATACAAATGAGTTTAATTACGGTGGATTTTGAAACTTATTACACCAATACTGGACTGGGTTTCTCCAAGCAAACAACAGAAGAGTACATCCGTGACCCGCAGTTTGAGGTCATAGGTGTTGCTGTTCAAATAGATGCTGGCGACCCAGTTTGGCATTCAGGCGACCGTGAAACGCTACGCAAGTGGCTTGGGCAATTTGACTGGAAGAATAGCATGGTCATTGCCCACAACATGCTGTTTGACGGCGCAATTCTGAAGTGGCACTTTGGAATTACACCAATGGGGTATCTCGATACGCTGTCTATGGCGAGAGCCATACATGGTGTTGAAGTCGGTGGTTCACTGGCCAAACTAGCGTTGCGCTACCAAATAGGAGAGAAAGGTACAGAAGTTAATGACGCTATCAACAAGCGCCGTACCGACTTCACTCCCGATGACTTGGCGCAGTATGGTCGGTACTGTGAGAATGACGTTAAGTTGACCTACGAGTTGTTCTGCCGTATGGCGCAAGGCTTTCCGATGGAGGAGTTAAAGCTCATCGACATGACCCTGCGTATGTACATCCATCCGATGCTGTGCATTGACCAAGACACATTGAAGGAACGTCTCGACGGGTTACAGAAAGAGAAATCAGAATTACTTTCTTCACTGATGGAGAAGCTCCAATGCGAGACTGAAGAGGACGTCCGTAAAAACTTGTCAAGCAATAGCAAGTTCGCAAAGATACTGGAAGACCTTGGCATTGAAGTGCCGATGAAGGTCAGCCCCACGACTGGTAAGCAGATGCCTGCACTTGCTAAGAAGGACGAAGGGTTCATTGCCCTGACTGAGAGTGAAGATACTTTTATCCAACACTTGTGCGCTGTGCGCCTTGGAACGAAGTCAACACTAGAGGAGAAACGCATCGAGCGTTTCATGAAGATTGGGGAACGCAATAAGGGAATGATTCCCATCCCCCTGAAATACTATGGAGCGCATACAGGCAGATGGTCGGGTACTGACAAGATTAACTTTCAGAACTTACCGAGCCGCGATCCAAAGAAAAAGGCTTTAAAGAAAGCTATCGTGCCGCCTGATGGTTACGTCGTCATCAACTGTGACTCATCGCAGATCGAGGCGCGGGTTCTACCTTGGCTTGCGGGTCAAGATGATATTGTGAAACTCTTTGCTGATGGTGAAGATGTTTACTCTGTGTTCGCGTCTGCTGTATACGGGCGCAAGATTACCAAGAAAGATCCCATTGAGCGGTTCGTGGGCAAAACTTGTATTCTGGGCCTTGGCTACGGCACTGGGGCTTTAAAGTTACAGCACACACTGTCTACCACGCCGCCCGGTGTAAAACTCACCGAGGATGAATGTAAAGACTTGGTTGGCAAGTACCGTCAAATTAACGACAAGATCATCGAGCTATGGGCTGAGGCCGATCAGATGCTTGAAGAGATGATGAACTCAAAGATCACCGAGCCTAGGCCGTTCGGTAAACACGACTGCGTGTTCTACGACAACGAGGGGCTGATACTGCCCAATGGCTTTCGTATCCGATACACTAACCTACGCCGCGAGTACGAGGACGGTAAGTCCAAAGTAATGTATGACTCACGCAAGGGCAAGGTCTCCATTTGGGGTGGGGCTGTGGTTGAGAACGTGGTTCAAGCTCTAGCAAGGATCGTCGTGGGCACTCAAATGGTTGAGATCAACGAGAAGTATCGCGTTGCGCTAACCGTGCATGACGCGGCTGTTAATGTTGTTCCTGCGGATGAGGCTGACGAGGCTGTGGCTTTCATAACTGGCATCATGTCTAAAGCCCCCGAGTGGGCAACCGGCCTACCTGTCGCATGTGAAGCGGGCGTTGGCGCAACTTACGGAGACTGCTAATGGATCGCAAACACGAACTTTGGGCACGGACGAATGGCATCAACATCCAGTCACTACGGCTTCCCATACAGCAAACTCCCGCACAATATCAAGCAGAACAAAAGCGCAAGCAACAACTGTTTGCGGCTGACTACGCTACCGAGAAGGCGGCATCTAACCTAGTGAGCGAACTGCTTGACGAGAAGGGTTGGAGCTATGAGAAAGAAGTTAAAACAACAAGTGGTAAGGCAATCGACTTTGTTGTGACGGCTATGCACGAGGACCGTGAGATCAAGTTTGGCATAGAAGTTAAACGTCAGATGTCACCACACTACCCCAACGGCCTTGCCGCAACAACCCTTGCAGATCATTTAGAGCAAGCGGCGGCTTATGCGCGTGACCTGAACATGCCTGTATTCATAGGGCCAGTCCAAACAAACAAATCACCAAGCAGTATGTACACGGGCGGCAAGATGGTCGACTCGGTGTGCGCTTTAAATATCTTTGGTGGTCGTATGAATGTAGGCACGTTCGTTGTAGGCAACACTTGGCACGGCGATAAATTCTTCATGATCTTGCGTGGCGCTTCCTTTTACGAAAACGGATTCAACCCAAAGCGCTTAAATATGGTAACTTCTACTGGTTCTAAAAAGGAGCGCACAGATATATGAAAGCCAGTGAAATTAAGTGGTCGTACTCCGGCCTGAAGGACTTTGCAAATTGTCCAAAACAGTACCATGAAGTCAAGGTCTTAAAGAATTTTAAGAAGGAAGCTACAAAGCAAATGTTATACGGCACGGAGGTTCACTCTGCGCTGGAGAACTACGTCAAAGACGGTACGCCCCTCGCCAAGAACTATGAGCGGTTCAAATCTCAGCTCGACCCCCTGCGGGACATGGAGGGCACTAAATACCCCGAGCACGAGATGGCGCTAACCTACGATAAGAAGCCTTGCGCGTTCGATGCGCCTGACTATTGGGTGCGTGGTATCGCCGACTTGCTGGTTGTGCGGGATGATGTAGGTTTTATTGTTGACTACAAGACTGGGAGCAACCGCTACCCCGATCCCAAACAATTGCAGTTAATGGCTCTTATGGCATTTGAACACTTTCCGCAGCTCCAACACATCAATGCTGGCCTGTTGTTTGTTGCCCATAATCACTTTGTAACTTCTGAATATTCGAGAGACAATATAGCCTCGTACTGGGAAGATTTTTACTGGAATCTTGAGCGCTTGCGCTTGTCCCACGAGAATAATTCTTGGCAGGCTAACCCTACGCCCCTGTGCGGATGGTGTCCAGTAAAGACTTGTCAATTCCACAAGGGGTAATCATGCCTTATGTAAACAAACCTAGACCGTACAAAAAAGAGTACGAACAACAGAAGGCTCGAGGTGAGCACGAACGTCGCATGGAACGCCAGCGCGGACGCCGTTCAATCGACAAAACCGGCGCTGATACCAATGGAAATGGTAAGGCAGACCGCCGAGAAGGTAAGGATGTAGCGCACGTTCGCGCCTTAGACAAAGGCGGCTCAAACAAGGATGGCCTACGCATTCAAAGCGTTGCTAAAAATCGCTCGTTCCGGCGCGATTCAAAGGGAAATTTGGTCTCTGAGACCAGCAAAAAAGAACGCTCTAGGTGAAAGTACCTACGATTCCAACGAAAAAATTACTTGACTTATAAGGTTTTGGCCTCATAATTAAGTCAATCAAGGTTCAGTCGTTAGGCGTGAGTGGGCTGATGGGGGTTTGTTGCAGTTGCTGGCTTGTTTTCCCCCGTAAACCACGTCAGTTAGTCGGTGGGTACTCTCCTATGGACATACTTTCACCCACGACAGGACTAACCGGATGGGGGGCCGTGCCCCCCGTTCGTAACACACAATTTAGTTGAAAGGCAGTATGAATATAGTTGACAACACCGCACTGCGGTTCCATTGCTCTCATGACGTAGCAAAGCAAATTACTACGTACATCGACAAGAGTGAGCTGATTGGAGCTGAAGGCGGGCACTCTGAGGTGCTGATGTATTGGGGCATCAACGAGGTGCAAAAGCTCGTTCGCTTACTGCCTGACTCTAATAAGATTCCATCTCCCATTGAGCGTGACTACGAGTGGCCCGGAATGTTTACTCCGTTTGACCATCAACGCGACACTGCTCGATTCCTTACACTACACCGCCGCGCCTTTTGTTTCAACGAGGCCGGTACAGGCAAAACTTCTGCGGCTATTTGGGCGGCTGATTACCTAATGATTCACGGGTTAGTGAAACGTGTGTTGGTCGTTTGCCCCTTGTCAATCATGCAAAGCGCATGGCAAGCAGACTTGTTTAAGACAGTGATGCACCGCACTTGCGGTATAGCGCACGGATCAAAGCGCAAGAAAGTTATCAACGGAGGTTACGAGTTTGTAATCATCAATTACGACGGTGTTAACGCAGAGCGTCAAACAATCATGGATGGTGGTTTTGATCTCATCATCGTTGACGAAGCTAACGCCTACAAGAACCCAAGCACCGTGCGTTGGAAAAACCTTGCCAAGATAATTCGTCCCGACACGTATCTGTGGATGATGACCGGCACTCCTGCTTCTCAGTCACCCGAAGACGCATTTGGTTTGGCTAAGTTGGTCAACCCCAATAACATTCCCAAGTACAAGACGGCATGGAAAGATGCGGTCATGCAACAGATCACACGCTTCAAGTGGATACCCAAACCACACGCCAAGGGTCTTGTATTCAATGCCTTACAACCCGCGATCCGGTACGAGAAAGCACAATGCCTTGATTTGCCTGACCTGATGTATCAGACACGCGAAGTGCCACTCAGCGCCCAAGCCACAAGTTACTACAAAGAGTTGCGCAAAGAAATGCAGATCGAAGCGGCTGGCGAGACTATCAGCACAGTCAATGCGGCGGCGGCACTTACAAAGCTCTTGCAGTTATCAGGCGGCGCTGTTTATACAGATGACCACAACGTGATTGAGTTTGATATTTCACCGCGCTTGAACGTGCTTGGCGAAGTGGTTGATGAGGCATCGCACAAGGTGATCGTCTTTATTCCGTATCGCCACACAATCAAAGTGGTGCAGGACTATTTGACGAAGAACAATATCACAACAGAGATTATTTCAGGTGATGTTACAGCGTCAAACCGTGCCGCTATCTTTAACAAGTTCCAAACAACCGACACACCACGAGTGCTCTTGATTCAACCGCAAGCGGCATCGCACGGTGTTACGTTGACTGCGGCAGACACGATTGTGTTTTGGTCGCCTGTGATGTCCGTAGAAACTTATCTGCAATGCGTTGCGCGTATCGACCGCGTTGGACAGAAAAACAAAATGACTGTGATTCACCTTCAAGGGTCTGAGGTGGAGAAGCGCATGTACACAATGCTTCAGGGCAAAGTGGATTTGCACACTCAGTTGGTAGACCTGTACAAAGAGGAAATAGGAGAGACTGTATGACAGTAAACGATACAGAAGAGTTGGTGTCTGACTACCTTGAGATTCGCAGGATGCGCGAGTCGTTAAAGGCCAACTATGAATCTCAGGACGAAGAACTGAAAGACGCTATGGAGTCGATTAAAGAAGCGCTTTTGGCTATTTGCAATGAGAACAACCAAAACGGTTTCAAGACAGACAGCGGTACTGTTACGAGACAAGTTAAGGAAAGATATTTTTGCACTGACTGGGATAACTTTAGGAAGTTTGTCGAGACAGAAGGCTCGATTGATTTGCTTGAACGCCGTATCCATCAGCGCAACTTCAAAGAATTTATGTCCGAGCGAGTAGGAGATGGATTGCCGCCCGGTGTAAATGCCCTGCGTGAGTACGACATTGTTGTACGCAAGGCTTCTTCAACCAGTGAAACTTTAGTTTAATTTAATCAGGAAATATCATGAGTAACGAACTCGCAAACATTTTTCAAAACGCCGGTGGTCTGATGGAATTGGGCCTCGATGAGGACACCCTTGCCGTAGCCGGTAATGCCACAAAAGGCAACAAACGCATTTCTATTGAAGGTCGCGTATTCCGCAAGATCGTCGGTGGCAAAGAGCAGAGCGTCAACACTGACAACTCTATGAACGTCATCATCGTTAAGATGGCTCACGATGCGTCGCGCACCTTCTATAACTCTACCTACAAGAAGGGTGTGAAGTTGGCCCCTGCTTGCTGGTCAAATGACTCGAAGACACCTGACCCCGAGGTTAAATCTCCTTGTGCGGCAACTTGCGCTGAGTGCCCCAACTCAGTCAAGGGTTCAGGTCAAGGCGGTCAAGGCACTGCTTGCCGACTCTCATGGAGAGCCGCTGTTGTACTGCCTAACGATCCCGAGGGAGATGTGTATCAGATCGTGTTGCCAGCTACTTCTGCATTCGGCAAAGAAGAAGGCGGTAAGTGGCCCTTCCGTCCATACATTCAGATGCTTGCTAACAACAACGTGTCTGCTGGTCGTGTCGTAACTAAGATGCAGTTTGACATCAACTTCCCAGTACCCCGCTTACTGTTTTCTCCAGCTTCTGCTGTGCCTAATGAAATGCGCGATGCAATCGTGCGTCAAGGTAAGACTCCAGCCGCAGAAAACGCAATCAAGTTGTCTGTGTTTAAGACTGATGGTGTTGATGAAGTTGAAGCGCCTGCTCAACCACCCTCGTTCGCTGAAGCTGTTCCCGAGCCAGTGAAACGTGCATCTACAGCTAAAGCATCTGCTGAAGCGCCTGAAGATGTTAGCGACATCGTTAAAAAGTGGTCTAAGAAGTAATGGCCCGCACATACAGCCCCGAACTACTAAGCATTGTTGATACAACTGAGGGGGACAATGTGGGCATCACGCTTGCAAAGGCGTGTATCGAAGCCAACTTGCCTGCCGCATACGTGTCAGCCATCCTCGGTGTATCACGCATGGGTATTCATGCGTGGTTTCGGGGCGGGTATGTACGCCGTGGTCGT